AAACAATTACGCCATCATGAACGAATCCACAACGAATTCTACCAACGCCAAGCCATTGAAAGTCAATATAAATCAGTTGAGTTTTTGAAATATTGATATTAAACTTGGAAGGACCAGTGCCATCACATGGATCAATATTCCATTCTGATTGTGGCACTCTTCTCTTGTAGTTTCCTACTGTTGCTTCGCTGGCACTACCACCAGTATAGGAGCGAACTACAAAATTAAGTGTGCCATTTGTTGTGCCATCAGCAGTTCCATTTCCAACCTGCTCAAAGTAAATGCCATCTCTATCATCAAAGTATCCTGTTCTTTTCGTTACATTCTGCTGAGCATATCCAAATCTTACTGAGCTAAAGATAACTTGTGATTTGCCTGGTTGGTAGTGGTGATAAAACTTTGTCTGGTGTACAGCACGGGAAGCAGTGTTGGATGTAGTTGTCATCGCAGCACATGCTTTGTTAGCGGCAAATTGAATGTCGCCGCCATTTTCTTTTAAGTCAATAAAATTTGGATCAATAGAATACAGATGCTTATAGTCACCGAGAGTAAATGTTTCAGCAACTCTCAAACGACCAAAAGCATCAACCGCAGTGGCACCAGTTCCAGCAGTCAACTTACCGAAGTTATCGGCAATCATGACTACTTCAAAATTTGTTTTTTCCTGTGGTAGGAAATCTTCGTAATGCTTACTATATTGTGCCATTAGATTAATACCGGATTGTTATCTTTATCACGACGCTGATATGTTCCAGGAGTTCTTGTAGTATTATCAGCATTTCTTGCTTGATAAGTTCCTGGTGTTCTTGTTGAGTTATCTGATAGTCTGGCAACATAATCACCATTCCAGACATCATATGTAATAGTTGACCATCCCTCAGTTCCAGCATACAGAGTTACTGAAGTTGAGGATGGTTGGATAGAAACTGGATTACAATCTTTATCGTGTCTAATATAAGACATTTTTACTTTTATTTATTCTTGACGCCCATTGACTTCAACATCTTCTGTAAATCAGATGTGCTGCCAATGAACATTGAGTTATTAGTTGTAACACTTTTTGGTCCAGATTCCTCAGCATTTAGATCCTTCATCTTCCTATGAAGATCAGTAAGCTTCTCAGCCATCTCTGTGGTCTGCTTGATGAGGTTTCCCGCCACTTCAAAGGCACGAGGGTGCCCCGACTCTTGAGCGATCTCCAGAGCGCCGTTAACCGCCTCCTGACCCTTCTCAATCAGATCATACAATGAGCCGCGAACATACTCATAGTCTTTGTCTCTGTCATTAACATTTGTATTCTTTCTTGCCTGCTTAAATTCCTGAATAGGAGCGGACTCTTCAACTTGAATATCAAATGTTTCTTCCATTGTTTTTTCAAATTCATTCATCATTCTTGTGCCTCATCCCCAATAAAGATACCTTCATTAAATCCAAAGTCATCACCAAATACATCCTCAGGTGAAACTAGATTACGATCTGCTGTATCAATATCACCATCACCATCGTAATCAACGAGTGCCTCAACTTCCTTGACAATCTTCACTGCTCGTCTTGGAGTCTCAATACCACCAGCAGTTTCGTAAACCAGTGCCTTACGAATGACATCTGCCTTGGTGTAAGGTCCGTAGATGTATGACTTGGCAGTAAATCTAAGAGTCCAAGTGATTAATCTTCTTTGTAAAAAATCATCATCCCAGTCATCTTCGTAATCTACATTGTTTAAATTAATGTGAACATCCTTCACCTCTTCCATCTGAGGAATAAAGTTGATGTTAATATTAAATGATGGTTGGAAGAATGGTAGAATCTGTTCTAGAATCTGGAGTCCATCTGTCTGAGACTTTGCTAAGATTCCTAGTTCAAATTCCATGTTGTATGGAACAGGAACATACTGCTTGATCAATGCTGGGTCAGTTCTTTCCCCGTCACTCTCTGAAGTATTGAATACTTTCTTAGTTGGACTTGTCTTCCTGGCAGAATCATATGAGATACCTGTCATCTCAAAGTAGATACGAGGAAGCGTGATAGCAACCTTACGCAGTTCTGGATTCTCTTCTAATCTTGTGATGAACTTATTCTTTGGTCCGTATGCCAGAGGAACCTTCTGTCTAGTAATTACAGATCCGTCCTGTGGATCAGCAGTTTCTAGTGTGATATTATTAAAGAGTGTTCCAAAACCTTTGATGGTCTTAGCAACTGCTTCGTTATAAAAATGAGTTCCAAGCATTAGAAGTTACCATTCATGTTACCAAATTCGCCAAATGGATTGCTTTCTGACCAGTCCAGAATATCATCCGCGGCTTCTTCAATATATTTATTGTCGTCATATTCAGTATTTGTATTCTCCAACTCAGTAAATTCTTCCTGTGGTCCAATGATCCAGATACCATCGCTGGTGTAATCGGAATTAAATTTCTTGAGGATAGCGTAATCCTCATCATAGTCACCAGTGATGTTAATCAGTTTAAGAGTCTGCGATGGAGCATCCCATCCAGCAACTTCTGCTGTGATACCAGTTGGTGTATAAGAAGTGTTATTCAGAATGGTGGTTATATTATGGTATTCAACCACATCACCAATGTAGTAATTACCAGTGCCGCCATTAGCGAGAACAAGAGTGATTGAGTAATCATTATCGGTTTCTATATCGTCTATTTCTGGAATGCCTGTGTTAATATCATCGCTACCAACCTCATAGATTTCACAGGTCATGCTAAAGTAGTATAGTTGACCGAGCTGGTAAAATGGTGTTTCTCTTTCAACAAACTTGATTTCATATAGATCTCCAGTTAGTGGAAAGTAAATTAGATCTCCTTCGTTTGGTCTTGATGAAACTTTTAGATTTTTAAGTCTAGGACTCTCTTCTTCCCATCTTCTAACTGACATTGTAAATTGAATTTCGTCAGTAACTCTCAGTCCAAACTTACTGATGAATTCTGACTGCTCACCAAAACCCTCAACATTCTGAAGCATTGCCTCAATAACAATCTTCTCACTGAACTCTGAATGAACAATATCATTTAGAGCATTGTCAGTAAATGTTTTTCTTGTAATATAATAGATGTCACTACCGAACAATTTAATCTGCTCGTCTACAAGATTTTGAATTAAATTTGTTTCGCTACTATTGTTTTGATAGTAGAGAGGAAAGTAGTGACTTGTTGGCATATCAACCTATCATGTCTAGAGGTGGGAGTTGATAATGTGTCATCATCTTTTCTTCCAGAGCAAGAACTTCAGTATTGCCGTCTTCAAATAATTGACGACCATTCATGGTAACTCCACCAGGAAGTTGAACATTATTAAACTTGATCATGTTCTGACCCCACTGCCTTTTGATGAGAGCAGTCGCATACTTCTTAAGGAATGAATCATTCCAAACCTGAGACCATGATGCTGGATTGAGAGCACGATGGCACTCAATGATTAGATAGTTATCTTCAGTTAAGAAGGATGGATCAACATCAATGTAAAGTCTATCTTGTCTCTTGTTAAATCTGAATCCAACAAGAGAACCGCTATTGATAATCATATCAATACTTTCAAGATATTGCTTGACCATATAATAATTTAAAAGATCAACTGATCCAAACGAATACAAATCATCTAGAAATATTCTATATTCAATGCTAAACAAACTACCACGAATGGTGCTACTTGATAGTCCCCACACCTGAGAGATTCCAATTACATGATCCGGAACTTGAAGAAAGTTATTTCTCTCTTCCCAAGTATCATCCGTAGTTGGAGGTGGAGTATCGTTTGGTGCTAATGTGTTTTGATTTGATTCCTGAAATCTTGTGATCTCCTCAGCAGTTAACTTATGCTTGAGATACATTTTCTCAACACCATCAAAGTGATACTCCTGATAAAATTGAACAGCATCATCAATCAGATCATCAACTTGATCATCGTCAACATTGATTTCTAATACTGGTGCTCCAAGTTTTCTCAGGCAATAATCGGTAAACTCTGCCCGAGTTGATGGTTGAGCCATTCTTACAACCTACTTTTTAAGTATTTATCTAACAGATAACAGCAAAGGATCTACTACCACCAACAGGAGCAATAGCAACCTCTTTAAAACTGACGAGAATAGAAGCACCAACCTGAGCGTTGCCAGTATCAGCAACTGTCAAGTTTCCTGTTGCTGCTTGTGGAGCATTTAATCTATGAATATGAACTGCTCCAGCATCCAATCCAGTTGTAGTTTCTACCAAGTTTGCTGTAAAATTGGTTGGTGCTAAAGTAACTAAGTTAGTTGAAGCAATGTCGTTCGGTTTACCAAAACTTCCCACAACTAAAGTGCTTGCTCCGCCAGTTAATGTTGTTGGAGTAATACCTGTTGCTGGTCCAATAGCGTTTGTTGAAGCATTAGTTGATGCTGTTCCAGTTACATCAATATCCCAAGTAAACCCAGCACCAGGACGAAAAGCGATAGTTCTTGCTACGTAACTATCTCCACTATTATTCGTAGTTCCAGTTCCTGTAAAGGATACTACTGGATTTGTAGTTGATGCTGTTCTCCTTATATATCCATAATAATGTCTATGGTTAGTCAATGTTGGTCCATTATTAATTAATGCTAGTTGTGTCCAACCAGTTGGATTTTGTGGAACTGGTGGAGAAGCATTTACCCCGTAAGTTTGTATTTGTAATAAAATTAAATCACCAGTAGCAGATCCAGCTGGCAATGGAATTGTCCAGTTTGTTGGTGGGTTTGATCCACCTCTTACGGTAGCAACACCTAGATAAGTAGTGGACACGCCAGTGAGAGTGCCACCTAAACCCCAAGCCATAATATACCTCCTATTAAGTCATTCTTACTTTAAGTGCTATTGTAACTAATGTAACAGTTGCTGGTGTTGCTTCTACGTTAAATGCCAAAACATCTCCAGCAGAAATTGTCAACGTTGACCAGTTTCCAGACAATGATGTATTTTGGTTTGCGAATGAATTAGACAAAGTTGGTTTTGCTGAAGTAGAAATGCTATTTGTTGATGTTATAGCAGTATTGGAAGCATATGCTTTCTTCCAAACATCAACAACAATGCTTCCCTGAAGATCGGATTGAATTGTCCATTGTAAAATTTCACAATCAAAATCAACAATTACGAATCCTTTAACGCCAGCTGTAATTACAGACCCACCACCATCAATAATAAAATTAATAGTTCTAAAATTATTAATAAATGATAAATTTCCAGTAGCATCAATTGTCATGATGTCATCTGCTGGTCCTAATTGACTTGGCAAAGTTAAGGTATAATTTCCTGGTAAAGTAGCAACAGATTGAATACCAACATAGTTGCTATTATCAGAATCATAGAATCTTAATGGTTTGTTTCCAAAAACACTGGTTGCTACATTGGGACTTAAAATAATATCTCCCGAAGAAGATGAAATGGTATTTAAGTCAATAGAAAGGTTGTCAACTGTAATTGCTCCAGATGTTAAACTACCACCCAAAGTTAATACATCAGTTGTTGTATTGTAAGTGATATTTACATCGCTTGTGAAACCACCAGCACCATCAGATAACTGAACAGATCCAGCAGCACCACTAGCAGTAGAAGAACCTGCTGCCTGTAAATCATCTGCCCATTCAAGTGTTGCTGCCGTTGCCGTGGCACCAGTAGCAATTTTTAATACCTGACCAACGGATCCAATCGTTGCTGGAAGTGTGTATGCTCTATTAGCAGCAACTGTTCCTGGTGCTTTGAAAGAAACATAGTTACTGCTATCGGTATCAGCAAATCTAACTTCCCCTGCTGCCTTTAGAGTAAGATGAACGCCATCTGTAGTAACTCCAGCAGCACCAGCAAATGTCCCAGAGCTGTAGTATTGAATATATCCTTCTGCTCCTCCAGGTGTCTGAAGACCAGCAGTTACCCAACTCATTATGCCATTGCCATCAGTTTGTAGATACTGATTAGCAGTGCCATCGTTTGCTGGGAATGTGAGAGTGAAATTAGTTGTGATAGTATCTGGCGCTTTCAGTGCTACATGATTGGATTCATCTCCATCATGAAGAATAATCTGTGCTCCAGAAGTTCCAGTGCCTAATACTTCTGGATTTTTTAAAATCTGTGACCTTGATAATTCAGCCATTATGCCTGTGCCTCCGTCCACTTAAGTGAGAAGTCAATCGTTGCTGCCTGAGCATCTTTACAAGAAACTACAATAGCAAGAACTTCTGGACCATTTGGATATGTTCCATTACCACCAATAATTCCATTTTCTAGTGCTTTAACACTTGTCAAATCAAATGTAGCTTTGTTTGCTCTTGATGGTGGAGTAATATATCTAAAGATAACTTCTCCATCCGTTGGTGGGTCTGTAAAAACACTATTCGGAATATATTGAGCAAATGATGGTTGGAATACGGCTGGGCCACCACTTACTCCTTGTACACCAAGTTGTTGACTAGAGGCATTTCGCCAAGTTAAAGCACTTAAATTATTGGAAGGATTAATAACTCCAGCAATTTCTAGAGATCTATCGCCCTGAACTTCAAGTTCAACCAACTGAATAATTGACCTATTAATTACTTCTCTATCTCCAAGTAATCCAGGTAAAGTATTACTTACTGATGGAGCGAGACGGAATAGAAGAACTGTTTCTGTTGAGTTGCCAGCAACACTAAGGTTGAAATCAGCAATGTTGAACAAGTATCCAGCATCCTTATCGTATCCTCCATCCATAATTACAGCAGAACCCCAGTGAGAAATTGTTGGAGCACAACTTGTATTCAATAAAATTACACTGGATCCCGCTGGGTGGTTTCTTGCTGTTGTTGTGCCACCAAATGTTCTGGAAGCACCAGTTAAAAATTGACTGAATGTCGTTGCTCTTGTTGTCCCCGTTAAATCGTTACCAGTTTTACCTGTATATGAAATCACTTCATGAAATACCGAACCAGCAATATTGCCAGTAACTAATACATAAGCAGGATAAGTTGCCGAACCAGATGGAAAACGAGAAGCATTTACTAATGTAAGATTTCCAGTTGTTCCAGATGCTACAGCCAATTTATCTTTTGCTGCTTCGTTAATAACTTCATAACGAGCAGGTAAGTTACCAGTTCTCATATATGCTTCATCGTTTACATTGTTGCCTGGCATACGATGTGCTGTGATAAATTCGCCAAGAGGACCACGAACCATAAAGTCAACAAATCCAGCACCATACCAGGACCACTGAATTGCCATCATCTGCATTTTGTAAAGACGAATATTGTATCCAGATGGTCCCTCCCCATCCAACTTATCGTAGTTGAATTCTGTGCTCGGAATTCTCAACTCACGAACAATTGTCGGTTTTATTCCTCCACCAGACTGAGTAGAACCTCTATACTCTGGAGAAATTGTTAATATTGTTTGGGAAGTGATAGTAGTCACCACATATTTCTGACCACGAATTGTGATGGCATCACCAACTTTTAGTTGGTCTTCAAATCTAGTTGTTGTTCCAGTTACAATATGAGATCCGTTAGTTACAGCAACTGTTCCTGCTAATTGGAAAGTAGAAGATCTCCTTACAACATATAATGTTTGACCATCAAACTCCCAGAATACTCCGTTTGTATCATCAAACATTCCAGTCCTTACAGAAGAACCTATCCAATTTACTACTGCTATACGAGGTTGATCTTCAAGAATAGCAGGAGTCACCGTGGGAGCAGTGCCGCCAGCAGCAACAGTAAATGCTACATCACTCGTAACTGCTGTTACAACATAATCACCTTCATAATTTGCTGATGTAACTCCATATAATTTTATTGTTGCTCCTGGTTGTAAACCATGTTCAATTTGAGTTGTGATTGTAATATTTGGAGCTGAATAAGTTATTGATTGGACATCAAACACTGGACAAAATAATGTTCCAGTGGAGAACAACATACCCTTACCAGACTGATAACGGAAGTATCTCTTTGTTTGACGAATTGCCTGTAAACCATATGCTGGTAATGTAGCACCCATTAACACACCACCATCAAATGGACGGTGAATAAAGAAACTATCATTACGAGCATATAACGAAATATTAGTTGTAGTAATAGCGCCGTTAGTTACGTTCTGTCCAGCATTATAAATGATCGTATCAGCATCTACGACTGTTTGAACAAAGAAACTTCCTTCATGAGATTGTGTTCCTGCTGTAGTATCAACAACTGTGATTGGTGCTCCTGGAAATAACCCATGATTGTTTGTAAAATTAACTGTCACTAAACCCCCAACGCCATTACCAGACATTGAAGTTATTGGTAATGGTGCCCCAGTAAATACACCACCTTCCTTAACGGTTGTATACGGTGTGATAATTGATCCTGCTGCTATCAATCCTTTTGCTTGGTAAGTAAATGTAGTTGCTGTGCTAGTTAATACAATAAACAAACCTTCTGCTAATCCATTAGTTAAACCAAACACAGAAATGGATGCTCCAACTGGAGGAGAATCGGCAGTTACAGTAACGGTAATTTCTGAATAAGTAATACCACCACCAGTGCCTCCAGATGTTATATTAGTTACCTCAAGACTAACACCAGGAGTTTCGTAAAATGATGGATAATTATTGTGAAGACCTAAGTTGTGCCACTTGGTTGCTTGTAATCCATATTCAAAGTCAGCGTCAATAAGTGATTCTGGATTGGCAACTCTCATACGCTCAATAGCGTCTGTGCCAAAATCAAATGGTCTGGTTTTAACTCCGTGACGTTCATCCTCAATATAAATTGAGAGTTCGTCATCGTCACTCATTGATGTGGTATCATAGTCTAGAGTGAAGGTGCAGGTGCCATCAATTGACCATGGAAAATCTGGATCGGGAAATCCAACATCACCAGGATAAATGTGACCATGTGATCTTGTCCATCCTTTGCCAGGATCAAATTGGTTGGCAATAATAATACCAGAAGTAGCATTCACAATCATCAAGAGATCGTGAGTTTCAATGTGACCAGGAATCTTTACTGTCTTAGCACTAGCATCAAATACCCATTGTTCTTCTTTTCTTTTTGCCATTTTAAATCATCCTAAAATTAGAGAGTAAGCAATAATTCTTTCTTCTGGAATACTCACCTGTTCTGGGGGAGAGTTGAGACCAAAAGCAATTCCAAAGAATTCTTGACCTGCTTTTGGAGCTTCCACAAAATTAATTTTAATTGGGTCAGTAATTGTATCTGTCCCACCACTGATGAAAAAACCAGCAGATTGTGTTGGGTCTGGTGCCTGAATTACACCACCCACAGAAATTAACAATCTTCCTTCTGTGTTAACTTCTGTATTTAAAAACTTTAATGTTGATGATGAGATTGTAAACTGAGTTGTGACTCCATTGAAAGATCCTGAAATGTCATCCAGAACTTTACACTCAGTTAGACGAACATCTGATGCTCCAACCTCAACGACTGTCTCAACAGCCCCTTGAGTTTTTTTAAAATACATCTTGCCATCGTATGTGTTGATGGCTACAACTCCTGGATCTAGTTGTGATGTAGTTGGAACTTTATCTGGAACTGCTGATCTTAATACCTGAACTTTTGGTGTTGCCATTTAATTTGCCTATGTAGGAATTCAATATGTCCCAGCATCCTGTTCTGTATTTACAGATTTTTTACGGGAAGGGGTTTTCGCTTCTGGGGCATTATTTAATGCCTCTGTAAGTGCTTTGTCATACGCTCTAATTCTTGCCTCTAAAGCAACAATCTGGTTGAGTTGAGCAGAGAGTTTCTCCGTCATCACCTCAACCAGAAGGGCGTAATCTACTTGAACTTGGTTCATAACGAATAATAGTAATTACTATTATTTATCAATATACTCCACAATCAACTGTTACGTTTTGTAGATATCTACCAGCAGCAGCACCAGTGAAGAGTCCGTCAGCAGCAAGGTAACTTACGATTGCTTGGTTAGTTCCAGCAGTGTCAGTTACATTAAATGCTCCAGCAAGGAAAGCAATTGGAGTTGGAGCAACATCACCATTGGTAGCACCAGTTGCTGTTGTGGTTCCTGCTACGAATACATCAACACCTTCGTCATAACCGAAGAAGATATTGCTATCAGTTCCACGCTCAATTACGATACCAGAATCTCTAGTTGCTGCTTGGGCACCAGTTGATCCATTTGCTAACTCAATCAGAGCATCAGAAATAACTGTGTTGGTTGTATTAACGGTAGTTGTAGTTCCATTAACCGTTAAGTTACCACCAATAGTTACGGTAGAACCATCATCAGTAATAATTCCATTTGTTAGTTCGTCGGCAGTGGCATTCCACTTTAGAACTGTGTTGTTTGTTAGGTTAGCATTATTCTTGAGTTCAAGAGTAATAGCAGTTCCTTCACTACCAGCAGCCCCACCAGTCAGACCACCTGTTGCTGAAGTTGTAATTGTAGCAACATAGTTACCAGTTGTATCAGTTCCAAGAGCAACTGAGTTAGCAGCAATTGTTGCTGCGCCACCAGCAGCAATAGTAATATCACCACTTACCTTACTAAAGGTATAATCAGCAACTCTTGTTACTGCTGCTTTACGATTAGTTCCAGCACCACCATCATCAACAGCAATCAAATCTGCGTCAGCAAGGGCAGTTCCGATATCGGTCATGCCATCAATATCTAATGCTAATGAGTGAGCTATACCTTCCCCAGTTGCTGCTCCAGTAGTAGAAATACCACCATTTGCTGTAACAGCTACTGTGGCAACATAGTCACCAGTTGTATCTGTTCCAAGAGCAACGGCATTAGCAGCGATTGTAACTTCACCACCAACACTTACGTCAAAGTCAGCGGCAGCAAAAGATGCCACACCAGGATTGGTTGTGCTTGCTAACTCAGCAGAAATTGTTAGGGTATCTGTTGTAGCATTAGTAAACAGATTAATGCCTTCTCCCTCGGCAAATGTGAAAGTATCACCAGAAGTATCAGCAACAATATTATCAGTTCCTGAAGTTGCTGCTGTTCCACCAACAGCAAATGTTGTGAAACTTGTAATGGAAGCAGTTGTCCATGATAGAAGACCAGAACCATTTGTGGTTAAGAACTGACCATTATCTCCATCATTTTCTGGAAGAGTGAGAATATAACTAGCAGCAAGAGCTGGAACTTTAAGAGTTACAAAATTTGATCCAACTTCGTCAGTATCTTCATAAATTCTTACTTCACCTGAACCAGCAGAACTGGCAGCAACAAGCATCTGAGATACAGCAGCATAAGCTGATTCCGATGCCACAATCGTTCCAGCACCAGTTCCAGTGCCACCAGCATCTCCAATGTGAAGTTCTGTGATACCGCTGTTGTATCTTACAATTGGTTCTGCTTCATAAAAGATTGAACCTGGGGCAGTAGTTCCCCTTTTAAGTTGAAGTCTAGGTGCTGCCATCTAACGTTCCCAATTATACTTTGACTATTTGTATTTATTCAATCAATAAGTTCCGTAACTGGTGGAGTCGTCATCAATACCATCAGCACGATCCAATACTTCAGATGTTGGAATATACTCATGCTTCTGTGTAGTGGCATTCCAAATTAAAACATAATTGTCTTGTTTGTTTGAAGAATCCACATCTCCAAGTCCAGATAAACTAACATCTCCAAAATCTGTCCCTGGAGGAGTAGTATCAACATCAACTAATTTTTTTCTATCTACTCTTGGTAGAGTTACATTGTAATTATTGTTGCCGCTCAATGTAACTTGGTATTTCATAGAACTCCTGGTTTGACTACAACTACGCCTTCTATAACTCTATCAGTATCTCCACCTTGATTGGTGATTAATAAATTCCAAAGATATCTTCCTGGTTTCAGATCTTGTGTTTTAGTGACTAAAGTTCCACCAGTATTAGGCATTGATAGTTTTATAAGACCAGTGGCAGGAGTTATGATCTGAGGATTTAAACTATACTTTGTTGTCGTTGTATAGTTTCTTGCCATTTTACAACTTAAACTATATCCAGTCAGGTCAATATAATCTCCGTTCTCGTCACGAAGATTGAACTCAACTGCCCAGTCGGAACCAGACTCTATAGTTAAATTAATCGGAACTGCTGACATAGAAAATCCCCCTTCTCAACTATTTATGGAAGGGGGAAATTTAGATCACTCTGTAATTCCAGGCATTTCTTCTGGAATTTCTCCCCTTTCTAAAATGTCTAATGTTTCCATACCACCGACAAGTTTTGCTTTATATTCTTTAGCTCTCTCTAGATCATTTTCAATACCAACAATTGTTTCATTAATTTTTTTCAGCTGCGCCTCAAAATTTTCTCTTAATTTAGATGTTTCCATAGTTTTATCAAGCAATTTTAAATAACCATTCGGCAAAAGTTTTACCAAGAATTCTTCCGAACTCCTGTGTGTATTTAGGGAAGATAGAAACACTGCTTGGTCTGGCAAACCCTACATATCCATTGACTATTCCAACATTTGGATTGGATAATGTAATTACACCACCTGATATACCTACGACAGTAGCACCAGGAGCAACACCATCACCGTAAACTCCGTATCCCGGTAATACTAGGTTTAAATCTGTGGTATTGGTTGCTGTGATTGTAGTATCTCCAAATGCTCCAGCGCATGTCTTGACAAATCCAAGTTGGAAAAACAAAGCACCACCAGTATCTCTAGCAAGAGCAACATGGTCCCAACCGGCAACATCGGCCGTAAGTTGTGTTTGACCCCTAAGATCTGTATTTTGATTATTAATCACATCACTAGTAATAGTAGCAACTTTACCAGTAACAGTTCCTCCAGACCCTGCGTTTGAGTTTGGATACACCTTAACAGTTCCAGTTGTTAAATTTGTAAGCAGGTCATTACTTACGCCAATAATATATCCACTAGTTGCCCCAACCGTATAAGTTTTAACTGATGTTATAGTAGTTCCAGTTTCAAAGGTTGGTATTGTATTATTGCTTCCGTCAACATTAACAATTTCCGATCCAATTAGTGGAGTTCCTGTAAAATTGCGAAGTCTTATTGATTTATAAGATGCTAAATTATCATTTACAGTAACTGTTTGTAAATTTATTATATTTCCCGTCAGTGGTAAATCCAATGTTGCCATATAATAAGTATTTGTTTCTGTAGTTCCAGGAATATCCTGTGTGCTAGAATATACTGACATGATTTCAGCACCAGTAGGAATTGCTGTTGTTGTTCCATTATTCACTCTCTGACCAACTTGAACTTGATTGAGTCCAGTATAAGTTCCTGGAGTTGCATCTACACTTCTTGTAAATGCGATTGCTTTTGAACCAGTTACATTTGCGCTCAATGTAATTTCACAATTAGCATTATTCACTGTAATTGCCGCAGCAATATCTCTATCTATTGTAATAGTTCTAGTTGATGGATTCCACCCAGTAACTAAATAAACTGTTGTTGCTGAGTTTGGTAAAGCGACACCGGAACTTCCAACTCCAGTTGTTGCAGTTGTAATTCTCATTCCAACAGCAATATCTTTTAATGTAGTATCTCCACCTCCAGTTGTTCTAATAACTAAATTTCTCAAATTTGTTAAGGATGCCTCTACCCTTTTAGTAACAACCGATCCTGGTGTTCCAACTCGCAATACTTTTGTAATACTTTGATTTGTTGTATCTGGTATTCCTTGAGATGCTGGTAATGAATACGCAAATATAGTTGGAGAAATAATATCAGTTAATGTTACTAATCCATTATATGCCTGCGAAGAAACACCAGTAATGTTAACTTCATTTCCAAGAAGTAGTCCATGTGGTGTAGTTCCTGGAACTTGGATAATTGCTTTCTCCAATGATCTATTATAAGTCGCACTAGAGATATCTAATGAGAATGAAATTGGGGCACCATTTTTAGTATTTGATAGTCTAAAAGTAATGTAAGATGTATTATTTGCACTAGATTGCTCAGCGTTCACAATATAATAAAATTTCTCATTGCTAATTCCTGGAGCACCAGTAAGTCCTGTAAATTTAACAATATCCCTAGCATTTCCAGCATTTGTTGGTCCAACAAATATATCTTCATCTCCAGTTCCAACACCAATTGGTTTGTTAACTGTTCCGGTAACTGATGTTATACTAACTGGTGTAGCAGGATCTCTTCCAATTCTATAAACTGTATATCTAAAAACTGTATCGGAGACTTTTAAAGTTACTTCATCTGGTGAGACATTTCCAGTAGGAGTATTGTATAAATCGGGATCAATTGGAGATGGAGTTCCTCCTGTAACTGCTATACTGATCGCGTTCCCTTCCCATAATCCATGTGGTTGCGAACAAGTCACTTCATACTCAAGCGATTCCGGAATATATGTAATTGATGTAATTGGAATGTTTAATCTTCTTGTAATCGCCAAAGTATTTGAATTTAAAATATAAAAATTATGCTTTGGTCCATCCTGAACATTAAATCCATCATTTGATATCTGTCTAAAATTAATATCCCTAACTAAAAAGTCTTGAGTTTTATCAGATGGAATTCCATCTTGGGGAGTGTCCTTTGTGTTAACAAATATAATACGATTGAAATCTTTTGTGTAAATACCACCAAGAACTTTTACATATGGATTTGTAACTTCTCCTCCACTTACATAAACGCCTGGATTTCCACCACCAACAACTTTTGCGTATGAAAATGTGGTTGCGGTAAAACCAGTTGCTAAAACTATTGCTTTTCCTGAGTTCCAATCACTTCCAGCTCTTGATGTTCTGATTCCAGAAACTCTAACTTCTTGGTTAATTGATAAACCATGTGGAGCAGTTGTTTCAACGCTTACATTAACTCCATTATATGTGGCATTGTTTATAAACCTAATGTAAGGATATACGGGATCATTTGTCGGTTGATTGATATTAAAGAATAATTTGTTAGAGAAACTAGCAAAGGTATCATTAACAACGTCAACAGAAACATTATAGGCAGTTCCTCCACTTATCCGAGTTCCTGGATTGTAAGAAATATTATAAACGAGTGTAACACTATCAGCAACTTCAGCAGTAAATCTACCATTAAAACCTTTACCTGTAGATAATGTTGATGTTATTCCTTCAACTAAAATATCAATCGTTGTTCTTCCTAAGGGAGGGACAAAATTATGAGGATTTTGGGTAGTTAAAGTTACTCTTGAATTGTCATCAACTTTAGTAACTGTAATTACAAGATCATTTAAAGTAGATTCAACTGTAAATGTGGCAGGACTAGTATTTGAAATTCCGGTAATTGTTCCAGTAGTTTCAATAGGAATTCCAGTGCCTCCATTATTTACCTCAACTGATGTTGGATCAATAGATCCAGCAATCACGTCAAAATTTAAAGTGAGACCACTTCCAACATTAGTAGTTGCAGCAATATTAGTATATGTGCCATCTGTATATCCAGTTCCATTTGATTGTAATGAAACAAAGGTTGCTGAAGCAATACCACCATTCAATTCAGCACCTGGGACTACAATTTTTTCACCAACACTAAAATTAGATCCCTGGTCCAAAATAGAAACATTGTATGTTCCACCAGCAGTTTGCTTAATATTAAAGGCAGCACCAACACCACCCTCAGCAAAATCTCCAGTTAATCCGGATTTAATAAATGATTGAGTTCCAATTATAGACTGACCTTCGTATAAGAATCCATCAACAGATATTTTAGTATCTGAAGTATATACAGCATTGGTAATTGTTGCTGGAGCATTAGTAACTTCGGAAGGAGTCAATACATCTTGTTCTGTATATCCGTATCCAGAAAATGTAATAAAAGCATCTGAGGTTGCCAATGCTGGATTAGCGGCAATTGACGCTGGAGTGACAGAAATATCTTTAAAATTATTAGAAGGTTTTACAAATATACTAACTCTTCTATTATCGTTTGGATATGTAAATGATACCTGCTCACCAATAATAGTATCACCAAGATTTTTATTCAATGTAATTACATATTCTCCCGGTGTCGGATTTGCCGTAATTGAATTAATTCCAATCAATGTGGGAATAAGATTTAAATTTAATCCTGGATCACCAGATCCAACACCACCACTAATATTAAATGATAACTCTAGTGTTTGATCATCACTGATATTTTTAACTGTGTATGTTGCCTTTGTAGTTACATTTCCTCCCGTGGGAGCATTAATTTGTCCAGTGTCTCCCGGTTTATATCCAGATCCTCTATCAGAAATAACAACAGAAGTTATTGCTCCTGATATAACTTGAATGTTAAATTTTAATCCAGATCCAGTTCCTGAAGTTGGCGTAGTTGTCACATCATCTGCAGCAAATGTAGTTGCAAATTCCGGAGGATCACCAGTAAGAATTCCATTGTTATATCCAGATCCACCAGTGTTTAAAATAGTAAAATCTCTACCTTCTCCACCATTGTTAAAAATATTAATATTATTTACAGTTATTTGATTACCATTAATATTTTGTCCAATCACATCTGCTGTAAATTCCGCAACATACAAAGTTGTAAAAAATTCTTCCCTTGGAGATACTTCATCAGTTCCTGAATTTAATAATGTTGTTTGAATATATTCAAGTGATCCTTGATTAGTTACATTAACTTTAAATTTAATATCTCTACCATCTCCTGGATATGCATAATAATTTGTTCCTCCGCCAGGAGTCTCAGGTAGTCCAATAAAGAAGTCCCCAATCGGATATGAACTAAAAAATTGAAGGGTTCCTGTAGTTTCTGTTACGCGAAGAGTTACTAATATATTTTTTCTATCTAGACCTATTCCTGGAGGACTTGCCAAAGTTCTACTATCATTTAAAGTTGACATACTGTTGACATACTTTAAAGTTGATTTTCTGTAAAATCCAGACGGAACAGTTAATAGTGAAGTGACATCTAAAACATAACCATAATCATCAAAATCAACCTTTGCTGACGAAACTGGGTTAATTGGCAATACAAATTTAAATGTTTTTGCTGTGAGAATAGTTACATCCCGCAAACCTTCCATAGCAACTGCTCTTGGAGCATTTTTAATTCTAACTCTTCTAGTTGCCCCATTATTTCCAAGTTTGTGATCGTAATAAGTTGTGCATGTAACTTCTGAAGTTCCGGAATTATAAGATACTGATGTAATAGCAGCACCAACACGAAGACTTGTTACTTCCCCCTTAATGGGAACAAATCCTCTTGGGTCTCCTAAAATTCCATCCGTTGAATCTTTACGGAATGTTTGAATTTCATTTTGACAACCACTAGTAAATGATCCGCCAATAACTCCAACCCAATATCCTCTGTTATCTCTTACAGCAGTAATAGCTTCTGATACAGAATATGCTGGCGTCGATGTTCCTCTATTTCTTCCTCCTGAAGCGCCAGTTAATCCTTGTGAATCTGTAGCAGAAATATAAAGTAAAGCAGATCTCCCCTGTGGCGTATAGTCATCATTAAAACTAGTTCCTGATCCACGATCAACACCTAAAGTTTTCACAACATTATTAAAAGTATCTTCAGTAGCAAATACGTTACCATCTCCAATTAATTGAGCAGTAACTCCTTGTTGGGGGTTTGCATTATTGTAAAGATTAGAAAATCCGTCGCTTAAGAAATTTTGAGACCACCCATCAAATACTGGTTGGGTTAATACTGTATTAGTTAATCTAGAATCAAAAGTTGACCAAAAATATTTTAATCGTGAGTCACCGTAAACATAATAATTGATTGGAGATTTAATGGCAAATGATTCAACAACCGATCCAGCATTTGCAAATTTCAATCCTTCAGGTTGTTCCAGTCCACGAGTATTGAAATCTGGAACGATTGCTCCGGTAGGAATTACAATGTCATTAGTCGCAGCTGCCGCAAATTCTAAAGTTACATTTGTGCGAGCAGCAGTAGTTACATTTGATAGAGTTAAAGTATTTGTAATGTTACTGTAATTTACAACCGTAGTTCCGGAAGATATACCACCACTTGCACTAGTAACAAATTGACCTTCAAGAATTCTCCCTTGCACTATAGCGCCAGATAAATTGATATTGAAAGTTCCAGATGCCCAACTTGAATTTAATGATGTTGCCCTATTAACCTCAGTTAACAATAATTCTTTTGTTGCCAGATAAAATTTTCCGCCAAATTGATATGTTCCTGGATTGCTTGGTAAAATATAACTAAAACCAGTAGAAGTAACATTAAAAATATCATATGATCCATTAAATGCGGTTGGAGTAATTCCACTTATAACTACATGATCGCCATCTTGATAATTATTTCCTGTACTTGTGCTAGCACTAAACTCCTGTAAATCTTCTTTTGGATCGCATTGAATTGTTACAATCCAATTACTTCCATCCTGAACCGTTGCTATGCTATTAACTAGAATATCCTTTTCACGATAAACACTAAAAATTTCATATCCCTTTCCATTTGATGGTCCAATTACAGATCCAAAAGGTTGTCCATTAGATTCAAAATCAATGTATTGTCCCTTTACAAAAGATGGCGTCTTTGATGGGTCAATAGAATTTTGAAATCTTACTAGAATTAATTCTTTAGTGTTAACTCTCTTACCTTCACTCATAGTAGTAAAGGCAAATCTATTGGCAGCAGAAATATTGAATCCTTCTGTATCAACAACGCCAATTTTATTCTGAATCAATGCGTCATTAAAACTAGTCACTACATTATTGTTTGCTAACCATCCCTGGAATGCTTCTGTTCCAGGTAGATCATTATCTGTAGCAAAAATAGCGTCAATTTTTAAGGCACCCCTTAAATTTAAATTGGGGTTCTTATTTCGTATAAAACCAATAGGTACTGCCATCTTTTATTACGATTCTACTGTGCTTACTGAGTAAATAATTTGTCCTCCAGTTATGTAATAACTCACAACAAACTTACTTCCCTGTAAGTATGTAGTAGCAGAACCATCAACCTGACTCACGCCAGTCCAAGTATTTTCAACTGGTTTCCAGATGTTTGTAGGAATAATTGAAGATGCTTTTACTGTATCTGCTGGGAAATTAATATAAATTTGTCCAGCTCTACCCTCATAATTGTTGATGTTTGTGTTGTTAATATCATCAGCAGGAGTTCCTAGAGGAATTGAAATTGTATCGGTCACAGCATCATACCATCTCTCATCTGTTGTATCAATTCCAGTAACAGTAAAGTTAACTGACTTAGTGAGAGTTGCGTTAATATCTACTTCGCCCACATTAGATACTTCATTGAATACGGTTGGATCTGAGTAAACAGTTGTCCATGGAACAGGAACTGATGGGACAAGTGAGTTAGCATTTGCCCAATCACTAATATCAACAGGACTAATATAGGAATTAGATAAACCTTGATATTCTTCCGAAGTTGGATCCACATTAAACCAGTTAATAGATGCTCTCCTACTAAATCCGTATGTATCTTGTCTAGCAACTGGGAAATTTGCTTCGTTCTCAAATACATTATTTGAAATACTAATTTTGTTATTGATCTTCAGTGTTCCTGTTGTAAGAATAGATGTTTCAATATTTGATGATTTGAACGAATTTCTTTGTGCTTCCTGAATTGCTTGTAGTGAAGCAGTTAGAACAGCACTAAAAGAAGATGGATTGAATGAAGCAGATGATGTATTTGCTGCCAGAGAATCTAAATTAGAATAATCAATCAGTCTATTTTCAGCAGATGTCTTGACTCTTGGGAAGTTTAGAGTATTACTCTGGTTTCCTTTAGCGTCAATAACTTGGTTTCCAATATAGAAATCACCTTCTGAGTTTGTTCCTGAAGAAGCACAGAATCCACCACCTCTCTCAATTGTTTGGGAGTTAACAATCTGCTGCTGAGTTAATGTAATGTCTTGGAACTGAGGTAGACCAGTTGAGTAGTTACCAGGACCAAAACCAACGTATTCCCAAGTATGTGAAGAAGCACGAATGATTGATGGGCGATAGAAAGAAATTGGAGTTGCGGCATTAAAAATAATACAACGATCTGTAAACAGAGGAACGTTGTTTTGATCAAATTGAAGGACCGGAGCTGTGTTGACACCATACTCATTCAGATCTGGATCAACATAAGGATTTTCCATCACTTCATCAGTAATTGTTTCTCCAGCTCCAAATTCAGCATTCAGATCAATATCAGCAAAAATTCTATTTCTAAATCCTGTAGCACCAACACCACCAGTTAAAATACTATTAAGAATTCCTTTAGTGGATTCAGCAGTAATAGAATACTGACTAATTCTTTCATAGTCATCCTCGTTTAGTGTATTGTTTCTGATGATCGTATTTCCTACATCTTTTCTGTATTGTGTTAAAGATGGTTTTGGATTCCACTTTGGATTGTCAAGATCAATTTCTGGATATAGGTAGTTAATGTTTTGTGAGTATCCAAGACCTTCTAAAATAACTTCTTCTGTGAAATAAGTTGCTTTAGTTGGTTCATTGAATTCAATTGAATTTGTGTTTTTATAATAAACAATATTATCACTAAAAGAAGTTTGGAATTGGACATTTAATTCATATGAGAATAATGTTCCACCTTCAGCATTCACTGTGATGAGATCTCCATTCAGAGCATCATTCTGTGCTCCAAATACTCTAATCACATCATTGTCCGCAAGAGTTGAAGAGTTAAACAGAACCGTAGATCCGTTACTAACATTTGCTGTAGCAGATGATGCCGAAATAATCTGATCAAATGTTGTATAAAGAACATTGATTGCTGAAGCAACATTTGCACATTCACCAGCAGCATAGTTATAATCTTGAGCAACTGTAGTATCAATAACAGGAACTGCAGTTCCGGGAGATGCCCAGTTTTCTCCCAATCCTTGTTCAAGAACAAATTTATACTTAAGATTTCCAGTTAGGTTTGGAGAAGTAGTTCCAGTTCTTCCGGCATAAACAGTAACTACATTAGTTGTTCTGTTTACTGAAGCAATATATCCTTTTGATGTCAGGTTAGCATTTGCTGTTGTTTGTGAAGCAGCATCAGTTGGGATAGCAGTTGCCACTTCATACACTCTCATACCAACAACAATGCCATCTGTATTAGCTAGGGTAATTGTGTTTGTAGTTGTGCTTGATGCTGTTCTAAATGTATCCCAGTTACGCATCGCACAGATGGCAAGATGCTTGGCATACTCAAATGTTGCTCTGGTTTGTGTTAATTGTCCAGACTCAATAAACTTAAGAGTTCCACTTGAGAAATAATATTGTGCTGTATTAATTACATTGTTGTTTCCGCCTAAACGGAGATCATTAATTAAAGCATTGAGTAAGTAACCAACATCTCTCTTACATCTGTTTTCACTTGGATTCGTAAATCCTGGGAAAGCATTCTTCAGATATCCGTTTGCCTCTGTTTGAATGAATAATCTATTCTTTTCAATCAGGTCAGAGGCATCTTGCTTACGATGATTAATTTCAGAAAGAATTCCATCTGGTGGAATATCAAGATCTTCAAAACCAATTAATCTTTGCTTACCATAAACAATTCTCTTATCATCTTCAGAATTAGTATTAGTCTGCTGATTATAATAAGTATGAATATTACCATCTAATACTGTAAGCAGATAGTATCCATCTCTCACATTATATTCATATTCTACAATTGGCTCTACCTTTTGAACATAAAAACTTCTTGGATAAGTAGTTGTTGCTTTTGTTACCTCTAGTGTAATAGTTCCGCTTAAACCATCATTGAGAATAATTCTATCCCCATTATTATAACACTTACCTTCAGATACAACAGTAGCAGAAATTGGGATACCAGTTGGTCCATACTTAACGCTAAATGATCCCCCAGAAGGAGCAAGAGTTTCTGCTCCAATTGTGCTACTGTAAGTTGGGTAAGTTAAATATGTAACTCCATCTCCACCTCTTCTTGCTGGTTTAATATACTGCCTAGAAGTAATATTTGAAATTGTTACGGTAGCATTATTTCTTGATGCTTGAGTTGTTCCACTGATAACTTTAACATTGCGTAACTTTCCAATTTCAGCATGATCATATACAAATGGGAAGTCTAATGTCTCATCAGCAAATCCAAGTCCAGGATCCTTAAGATGAATTACAAATTTTTCTTCAGGTGCTCTGAGTTTGAGGTTATTGAAACCATCTTTTGGAAGCTTACAAATTAATCTCCAAAGAAGTTCAGAGTTTCCGTTACTAGATCTAGTATCCTGAATCCTCTTCATGTAAAGAGTATTAACAATGTTATCGTTAAACTCAAATCCATCTGAGCTTTCAAGAGCAGCCGAAGCATTTGAGTCTACTCTTTGAGTAATACGCTTTAGCAACGACAGACTTTCATTTACAGTTGAATCAGCTGCCCCATAAGTAACCGTATTATTTTCAAGTGAAAGAGTCTCATCATAAGGGAGATATCTTACACCAAGAGAACTTCCTGGTAAATATCCAGATTCTTTAATTGATGAAGGACTGTATGTTTTTGCTGGTAATACTTCTAGTGTGGCGGCACTAAATGTAATGGTATTTTCTGGAAGTAGGGATGTTCCTGCTCCAGTATTTAATAGAAAAATATCATCAAAACTGAATCCAGAACCAGACTTATCCCAACCGACTGCAAAGTTTTGATCTGATAATTCTCCCGGAATCAAGTCTTCATCACCATCAATAGTAAAGTTCCAATCTCTTGGATAAATTGCTGTAACTTCTCCTTCGTTTCCTCCAACACTAAGAATTGATAATTTTACTTCAATTGTAACTTCTTCACTTATTTTTCTTGCCGTTCCTGTTCCTTGCCAAGAAGTGATAGCATTCAAATCAATATCAGCAACATTAAATGTAACTAAATCATTACCAGCATCTTGCGTAACAGTAACAACTTTATAAGTTCCGTCAAGCGAAGCTGTATTGCCAATATTTGCCGTATTTAACAGAATAATTTCATCTCCTTTATAAAATGGACTTCTAGTTACTCCAGGAGGATTATCTAATGTTAAGGTGAACGTATTGTTGAGATTATTTACAATTGTTGTAATAGTTCTGTCTTGATTTAGACCACCTATTGTTGTTGCTGTTGCTGGATATCCTTGCTGATTACTACCAAAACCAGTAAATCTAGTTCCTGCATTATTATAAGCAAAAGAACTTGGAACACCTTCAATAATCTGAGTTCCTCCAGTTCTTTCATCATCTACTAACAGAACAAGTCTTCCATAATATTCAGATCCCACAGTTCTGGCAAATTCCCAACCATAATATCTACGCTTTGGGGTGGTTCCATTATCATTATAATTTTTGGTGGTAACTGTATTACCACCAACCGCATCAATTTTAATTACCAAATCATTTACGTTATCAGTTCCATAGAATATTGATCCTGGAATAGTAATAGTGTTGAATCCATTAGCAGCAGAAAATCCACTGCCTCCTTTTGTTCTAATAAAACTAAACTCTGTATTTACAACAGTATCATAGGTTCCTTGCTCAGGAACTCCCCATTTACCCAAGAAATCCCAAGGATCAACTGAATTTGTTGAGGATAATCCAACATAGTATTGAGCATCAAAACCTCCACTAGGAATGTCATAGTTAGCATTTGTGAGGGAATCAAATTCATAAAGGTCATTTGTGTCAACAAAAATTCCCTGAGGAAGAGTAGCATCCTTAATGTATAATCTAACAATTTTTGAAGTTGCTGGAACTGTTGAGTCTGTAAATGTGACTCTAAAATCATTTCCTCTCTTAAATCCTTCTCCACTGTTTGTTACAGCGACGACATGAATCGTTAGATCATTATCAGGAGAAATTCCTCCTAAAGAAGTTCCAGGAATACTAAAACTATCGCCAACATTATAATTAATGCCTGAGGTCAATACCTTAATAACATAATTTCCTGAAGTCTGTTGACCAACAGTTCCATTAACTCTTGTAATTTCAAAAGTAGCATTTAAACCTTGAGAAACAGTTTCTCCACCAAGATTAAATGCTTTTCTATTATAAGTATATGCAACTTCATTTGTTCCTGGAGTTGGAGTTCCAATAACCCCCTTATAAACAACTGGAGTTCCTGTTGTTGGAGCAGCATTACCTTGGATTGCAACAGTTTTAATTGGGGACTCTAAAACAGCAATTGTAAATTGGGTTGCTGGATTATTTCCAGTAAGTAATTTAAATCTTGCTGTGCTATTACCACCAGTTGTTGGAACTCCAATATGTTTTGCGTTTGATGCAAGAGGATCGGCAGATGTAAAGAAATCTGGAGTTTCTACTGACGTGTTATTATCATTTAAAATATAATAATTTTTAATTGATGTTTCAATTTGTGCTGCTGCTGGGACAGGATCTGAAGAAGTTGATTTTGAATCGGCAGTAATGACACCTTCCGAATAAGTTGGTCTTGGATCATACTTGGCAGAATTTCCACCAGAAACATATCCATTAGCTCTTAATCTAGAAGCAAATGTTGCTAGAGTGGAGTCTGCATAATTTCTTGGAAGTCTTGCATAAATTGCTTCTGGATAAGTATCTGAATACCTTCTCTTGCCTAGCAAATAATTAACATCATCAACAAGAAGTTCCGCTTGTTCTGTTGTAGTTTCCGGAATAAATGAATAATATTCTGGAATATCTGCTTCTTTAATTAAAGATTGTCCATTTACTTTAACGTAAATTTTTCTAAATCCTTTAGTGTCTCCAGCGTCAACTTCAGCAGCATTAAACTTTTTGAGAGTAGTTCCAAAGTCAATGTTGTAAATATTAACCTTACTCTCAGCATTTGGATTTAATCCTCTTGGTGGAACAATACCAACAATATATGCTCCATTATCCTGATTAAATATTTCCGTTCTGTGAGAAACAGCACTTAATGAGGAGTTACCGAAGTTTGAGTTAGAGTTGGTAATTGAGTGGTCTCCACCAGTTTCCACAACGAAGTGATCCGCCTGACCCACAGCAAACACAGACACGATCTGTAGGAAGGAATTATTTCTGGACTTAACATGATAGTGCCTCCAGTCATCTCTGTATTCCGCTAGAGAATCCGAGTGTCTTTGATCTGGATCTTCTACTTGATCTGTAGTTGCTCCATTTAGGATAAATGCTCTGTCGTCTCTCTGTAAAGAAATGCCAGTGTATTGTGCCAGCACCATGGAGCGTAGACCCGTGGATTGGGCACCATCAGACATCAGACCACACATACCCCATACAGATCTCAGAGAGATGTTGAAGACGTATGGAGAGGCAGATGCAACGGTATCAGAGAGGTATTTGTTCTGAACGAAACCAACGATTCTGTTTTCTTCTACTCTTTGAATGTAATCCTGAGCATCGGTTGGAGTTGCTCTAGTGACTGCTGGGGTTCCAATTGTAGCATTTGTTGCCCCAACATCAATAATGCTCTGAAGTGTTTCTGTAAGAATCTCCCACAATGTAGTGATTGAAGATCTTACGTTAGCACAATTGTTTGGATCTGTATTATCTTCTGGATTTACAGTAGCATCTGGAAGAATATTATAGTCAAATACCTGAGTCTTAAATCCTCCAGGTTCTGTATAATTTAATGTTCCGTTGGAGAAAGCACTAGTATCAACAGTTACATTACAAACAACTTGATTTGAAATATCTCTTGCTTGATTAAATACTAAAATTGAAAATTCTTCTTCGCCTTGAATTGTGGTTCCAATATTATCTTTATAAAACTTAGCAGCATCATATACTCTATCGTTTCCACCATAAGCAAGGTTGTAAGCAACTTGCTCAATTAGTAACTCAACGTCATCAGCACATGCCTGACCAACAGTATCACCAGCAGCAGTAGTGTTGGTGACAATACCATTGAAACCAGAACTAGCAATCTCTGTTCTTGCTACAGCAAGTTGAGCAATAAATTTCTTGTTGTCAAGTAGCAGATTTTGAGCATCTAAGAATCTATCTCCAACATCTGCTCCTTCATCGGTTCTGCTATACTTGTCAATCTTTCTGTAGTAATCCTCAAGTTGCTCATAGTTAGCATATTCAAATCCAGTTAATTTGTGGTGACTTTCTGGAACTGTTTGATTATCTTTAATTGTGAACTGCCAGATATAGCAAGCACCAGTGAGTCTAAACAGTGCTGATCTACCAACCTCATCATTTGCGGGATCTGGAACATACTTAGGACGAATCAAAGTTTTACGAAGGTCAAGACCAACGATAGATGTTCCTCTTGGAACAATCAGACCACCTTCTTTTGGATTGAACTTCTTTAGTTCATTAGCAAATGAAGTAGTGGTGTGATATGGTTCTCCTGGTCTGCTCTTAATCTCTTCTGAAATATCTGCTGCTGTATAAGGAGTGATTCCATCTTCCTTAACTCCAGGAGTATTATCAATAATATATTCACCTGGGAACAGAAGAATAGTGAAATTCTCAAATAAGTCAGCTCCGGGTTCTCCTTGCTCAATACCTTTTCCTGGTCCTACATAACTTCTTTTTGCTGCCTCAATCAGTGCTCTTTCAATTGTTTTGAAAGGTCTGTTGATATTACTACCATCATTCTCTGGTAAGTCAGATGCGTTCTCATCATCTACGCTTACATAGAGAATTTTCTTGTTGTTAGTTACATTAACATAAGCACCAATATCAATTCCTGTTGTGAGATCAATTGCCGAACTGTTAGCAAGAGACATTCTTGCTTTTTCTTCTAACTTAATTAAGTCCTGCTGAATCTCAATAGGAGCATTGGTTATCTTTGTTCTTAAACGACCAGTGTATAATGCTGTTTCGGATTCTGTCACTGAGTCGGCATTTGTTCCAACAGAAAGAACTTCTTGACCCAATGAACTTAGAGTCCCATCCTGATTTCTGTTTCTCAGATCAGCCTTTAGATTATTAACTCTGAGGAGTTTATTATTTGGATTATATGTAAATCTATCTGATACGGTTCCAGCACCGTAATCATATTTAATTCTTGAGTAATCTAAACTTTCTGGATTAGTTCCTGCTGCTCCATCATAAGAAGCCGATGGTTTAAATGAAGCAGCATCAGCAAAGATCATTCTTTGCTCTTGTGTGCTTACCCCAATTTCATCGACAAAAACATCATCTACCGGAGTATCGATAATTTCATTAATAGCACCTACGAGAGAGTTTTGACCATCCGTAGATAAAGCATCAAGTTGCGCTCTATCACCCAAATCATCTGCTAGGAGATTGATTTCTTGGCGTTGTTGTTCAAACGTAAATGATCTTTTTACTTCTCTTTTAGCCATGTTTCTTAATGTGCTCCAATAACAGAAGTTTGAGTTCTCTTATTTCTTCCTTCAAACTATTTATGTCTGTGGAAGTTGTATCTAAGTGCTGTTTTATCTTGTTCCTATTTGGTTTTTCTGTGCTCACAATAGCACCAGTATTAGGGTCACGGTAAAGGTTTTCGTGACCCTGAACTTTATAATAATTATTCATCAGATCGAAGCAACAACTCTTAAATCTTGTACTTTTGGAGAAAAACTAGGGTTGTCGGATTTTAATATAATTTTAATTGCATATCTGTTAAATTCCTCAAGATCATTGATGTAGTATTTAAGTTCTTTATATTCAGATCTCTTTTCAAACACCCCAGAAATAGAATTTGATCTCTTAAATTCAATTTCATCAAAATGTGCTGGTAAATAATTCCACTTAATATCAGATAAATTTTCTTGAGAAGAACTTCCAAGAATTTTATACATTACTATAACATTTGATGAATCTGTTATATTTGCGGTTAATCTAACATCTATTGATGTTGCTGGAATATTTAACAATATATCCTTTGTCAAATATTTTGAAATTGAGGAAGTGATAGTAGTTTCAATATCAGATCTATAGTCAACTCCAGATTTAAATTCTGTAGATTTAATTTTAAAATAATTTTCTTTGCCAAGTTGAATATTGGATTTTGTTGGGTTTATAGTATAAATGTAATCGTTCACTCTAAAAATATCATCATCTTGATTTGCTATATTTGAATTTCTTGCATAGTCACCATCAGGTAAAGAAGCACTTGTGTAATTATTATTAATTGGTTTCTTCTCTACGCCAATCACCAATTCTCCAGTAGCACTATCCCAAGAAATGACCTCACCATTGATAATATTTGTATACTTAATATTTGAAATTTCATTATAAGCAACTACATTATCATCTAAATCAAATGGTGGAAATTCTACAGAAATAAATTCAGAGTTTGAAATTTTAATATTTAAATCATCGTTAAATCCATTTTGAGTTCCAAATATTAATCCTTCGCCACTTTCAAACACACCATTATTTTTCATTCTAACTGTAACTACATTACCAAAAACATTTACAATAGTTCCTTCTGCACTAGAAGATCTTCCTATGAGAGTTTGATTTTCCTGAATTGGATCCTCACTAATATCAATTGCATCAATTGTAAAAGTATAAACTGGCCAAAATTTAACAACTTCATATCTCTTTCCAAATCTATCTTCATAACCAGTTGAGTTATCAATTCTTGATGATGTTGTTTTTACACTTGTATTACGTAAATCAATCAATGGAGATAAATAATCAACTTCAGAAGAAAGCGATAATTTATAAGTTAGTGATTTTCCAGTATCATTTAAAACTTCATTTATTGATGAAGCAACAAATTTTTGAGTTTCAAAATATTGTTCCTGATTTAAAAATGTCTTTTCAAAATCTGAAATATTATAAGAAAGATAATTTTGAGTTCTTGAATCTACAGGAACTACATTAATAGTTCTCACTTCAGTTTCAATTTTTGTTTTTGGAGATTGTAAATAAGCAATGTCAGCGTATAATTTCTCATACTTGACATGTTTTGTAGCGTATATAGATGTTCCCCCTCCAAATCCACTTTGACTTGCTTGTGTGGGAGAAATAATTGTATATGTATCTATGCCACAAGAATCTATAGCATATAATTTTTTATTAAATGATGTTCCGGAGATTCCTGAGAAATCTTGAACCCCCCTGAAGAATGTGCGAGAAAGTCCCGTATCTTCAAATCCATGATTTCTTTGTGTTACCTTGACAACAGAATTATTTGCTTTGAATAAATCTGATGTGGCATTACTATTAGATGCCGAACTTGTTTCAAATGGATTTACTTTTAACTTTTGATATGGTAGGGATTCATTAACAAGTTTTAAAGTTGCTGTTTTGGAAATATCGAATTTTGCCCTGGTCAACGTAAATTTTAAATCTTCAAATGAATCTTCCACCCAAGTATCTGTATTTTGAGATCTATATAATGATCCAATAAGTGGTTGTGAACTTACTTGTATCCCAGAAATAATATCAAGAGATCCAAGTTTTGAAGACCACAATTTATACTCAGTAGAGTCTGTTTCTATTTGTATTGCATAATTTGTATCATTTTGTAAGTAAACTGGATAATCAAATTTAAAATTGGTTGGAATTTTAGAAATTTGATCGGCATCATCAACCGCAACACCCATTCTAACTGCCGGAGTATCAATTTCTATGATACTTTTAACCGAAGCTCCACCAGCGCCATTACCAATACCTCTTACTACTACAGATGGAGGACTAGTATATCCAGATCCTTGAGTTGCGACATCAACATTGTATATAATTCCTCCAAAAATTGAAGGACTAGCAATTGCAATACTTTCTCCAGGAAGTTGAGGACTTTCAATTGTTATAATTGCACCTTCATAATTTGATCCACTCTGCTCTACTTCAAATGAAACAACCTTTCCAGAATCCTTTGCAATTTTTAATTGAACATTTGTATTATTGGTAGCATTAAAAGATACAATTGAAGATGATGACAATAATTCATCTTGAACAAATGATTTGCCGTTGTGATTGGATAATACAAATGTATAAACTTGTTCGTTAGTAAGATTATATGTTTTACCGCCAAATAAAGTTACTTCAATTCCATTCTTGTCTAGAATTTTTTCAATTGGACCAACAGCACCAGATTTTACTCCGGTTAAATTATCATTTATATTTAAAGAAATATTTCCTGAAGAATAAACTTGTAAATATGTTTTAGATAGAAGAACAACCTCAGAACCTGGAATAATGTTCTTGCCAGGTTTGCCAACATTTACATCAGTCAAATAAATTTTAATTGGAATTACTTGACTTTTTTTATTGAAATACAGATCTAATCCCGTAACAAAAAGTCCTCCATCATAATTTTCAATTCTAAATGTTTGCGAAAGTGGATTCGGTCTTACTAAATTATCCGTATTGCTTTCTACAAATTGAATGCCCTCATTTGATTTAAAATATGAAGGTTGAGTAGATACAATTGATTGTGGATTTTCTGGTTTTAGTCCTCTAGAATAGTAATTAATTTCTGCATAAGTATTAAGTTCTTCTTTAGCAGCATTAGTGCTACTAGAGGTAAATCTGATATTCTTTTGACCAGCAACCAAATGAATTTTCTCTGCAGTTGTGTCGTAACTAACATCTAGAATATCCCCATTCCAAGTTGTTCCTTGCTTGGGAGGATATCCAGCAGGAATTAGAATGATTCCACTTGCCGATCCATTATCGTCGGTTACTATAGGACCACCAAAAGAAGTTAGTGAAGAAGATGGAATTCCTGTAAAATTTGAATCTGGAATGGTCCATCTTGTAACATCTCTTCCATCAATAAAGGGATATAATACAGTGTTGGGTTTCATTCTTGTAACTACAAATTTTACAGGAATGGATCTCACAAAGAATTGAACTGAAGAACAAACATAGAATTCGCCAGATGATTTTGTCGGAACTCCTTTTGCAACTTCGTTGTTATTTGGACTTATATTTGAAGAACTTGAAATTAGTGCTTCAACGGAAGTTGAGCTTGCCTCTTGAGTATTTTTTGTCGATAATGAGTTAATTGAATTGAACGCAGAATTTACACCAGTCCAATTAATCAAGAATGAATTATGAATAGATGCATACGCATCTTCCGGTTTATTTTCTTTTGATATAAAAATATTGAATAAATTAGTATTGTTATTTGTGACCAACGGAACAATATTTGTATCATACCAATTATCTACAACTGGATTTATATTTAAATCCCCAACATATTGGAGCACAACAAATGGATTTGGATTCACAACCCCTGTTGCAGACGAGTTTCCGAGTAAATACGTAGATTCATATGGGAGAGTCACAACGTCATTATTTTTTACATATCCATTTAGTTGCCTTTCTACTTCTTTGGAATTAGATTCAATTAATTTTACATTATCTTCATATACTTCCGGTCTCAGAACAGATTGTTGTGGATCTATAGAACATCTATACTCATCAGAAGAAACATTACCCACGCCATGAGATTCAAAGTTATCAACTAAAAATCCACTTTTGAATTTATCAAACCCAAAACTATCTTTGATCTGCATGTTCAAAGTTTGCTGCTCAAGAATACTTAATGAAGTATAATATTCTAATCTCTCTACACGCTTTTCAAGTTTTCCAATATCACGCATTGTGTAGCGTTTGTTGTCAACTGGGAATATTTTAATATCTTTTGAATTTTCTGTTATTGCTGGAATGTATATGTAATTCAAGGGAATTGCATCATCAACAAGATCTGGTTTTGCTGGATTCTTTGATGAAGTTCCTTTTTTGATAAAGAATTCGCCAGACTTATTTAAGAATAGAGCGTCAATTCTGTCAAGATAACTTGTCTCATCAAACTTAATTGAGTATTCTAGATTTGAATCTGCTGCTAAGCTAACTGAAGGAGCTCCGCCTGCGCCATTAAAAGAAATGTAATTACTTGATGATAATAAAGTTTTATTTTGAAATCCGCTAATAACTACTGTACTATCAACTTTTGGTCTAAAGTCAATAACATCTCTGAGAGAAATATTTCCTTTATCTGATTCATAAGATGGAATTTCTTCCAGTGGGACTCCAGATTCATGAAGATAGGAATCAACAGAACAAAACTCTCCTTGAGAATGCTCAAAATAATCAAATCCAATAACAATTTTGCCAGTGGGAACTTGGATTCCCGGCTTTAAAATAATTCTAGATACGTCATAGAATGATGGTCTTTGCCCATCATCAAAGATAAAGTTACTTGTGATATCTTTACCTTCAATTAAAGTTCCATTTGCATCTACTTTGGGAGGAGAAACCAAACTTCCTTCATAAATGTATCTTAATTTATAGACATCGGAATACGATAGAATAGCAAGTTCTCCAGTATCGTAATCCTGACCTCTAAGAGGAATTACTTTATCATTTGATGGTGTAATTACTATTCTTTTATTTTTTATTGCGGTCTTTAATTTTGGTTTTGCCTTAGATACTTCAATTGTCGTTGTTAATTTTACCTTAGGATACTCGGTCATATCCGTGCCGAAATATTCTTCTGGGAAAGTGATAGTTGCAGATCCGGCAACTAAACCACTAATCTCATCTGTTGAACCAGATATAGTGACATATTCTGGTTTTATTTCAACTATGTCACCAGATTTAAAGAATAAATTATCTGTTGATGAACTACCTGGATATAGAACTGACATGATATAATTTTCTTTGTTAAAAGAAACAAATCTTTGAGTTCCAAATGGAAGTTGAGCAGCAAAAGTCAAAGAACCACCAGAAGAAGATCCCTCTGCAACAAAATCTCTTCTAAAATAATATGTAATTTTTGAATCTGTAATATCTTTTACAATACTGGATATTCCGGTGGTTCCAGATGAAATAAGTGAACTTGCGTTTGGATTTTCAACACTGGAATATATTTTTGTAAGCACTGAATTTGTTACATTATCTCTTAACGTAGCATCAAGATAAACTCTAGATTTTACACTTGTATTAGAGGAAGTTGCATAAACGACAACTGCCTTTCTCACTTTACCAGAATTTTCAACATATTGAACAATATCTCCCTGTCTTAGTAATTGACCAAGATCAACGGATAGTGAGTTTATTTCCAGGAAATCATAACCTTTTGTTCCACTAAATGTTGAAGTTGTAATATTTTGAAAATTTGAATAAAGATTATTTGAAACTTCTACATCCGCTGTAAAAATATTTTGACCTTCTGAACCTGATCCAAAAGAAGAATAGAAAGATTTTACTTCTGAAACATTGTAAGTATGAACCGTATTTTTAAACAATACAGCAGTTATTAATGATCCTGTTCCCTCAGTAACACTTACTTGTGGAGGATTTACATATGTGACATCCCTCACAATATCATCTTCAATTTTAACGTAAGCAATAGAATTACCACCAGATACTCTAGTTACAGAAATTTTTGATTTATCAAATTGAGTTCCGTTCACTACAATTACAGAATTTGCATTGTAGTTAAATCCTTGTTGATGGACAACAAAATGTGATAAAGTATTACTCTTTGCAATTTTCGCAATATTACCATCTTCATCTACAATTGTCTCTCCCTCTACAAATTGACCTTGCTGGACTTTAATATGTAAAGTGTTAGTTGAACTATATGAACCACCTGGAGTGCCTTCTACGACTCCATAGGCACCGCTAGTAGAACCAGTAATATACTTACCAACATCGAATCCATTTGAAAAATTTGAAGTCAGTATTATTTTGGTGAAAAATACCGGATTAAAATATCCAAACTTATAAATTGAATTATAGATTTCCTCACCAGATGCAGATATTCCTCTTGAAGCTACTTTATCTTTAAGGGGATTGAATCCTTGACCAATTTCGACAAAAGATATATTGCTTGGTTTGCATACACCAATTAAAGGTGAATAAGTTTCTGTATAATCTACAATTGTTCCCCAATAATAATTTGCTCTTACTGAGTCTCCGGGTAAAGTGTCATTGATATCAAATGCGTCACTTTCTTTAATAAAAATTCTTCTTTGCACATTAGGATCTTCAGTATCATATTCTTTAAGTAACGAATCAACTACATCGCGCTTTCCAACTACTTTCAATTCTATATAATTAAAATTTCCTGATGGATTAACTTTTTTAGATTGCACAAAAGCAGAAGAAATGACTCTTACCTTTTCTACTAAAAGTGTTCTACTTGCTTGTGCAGTCTCATCAAATCCAACGGATTTGATGATGTAAATATAACTTCCTACTGGAGGAGTATAAGTAGATGAATAAGTCAAATAATCTACACTTGGATTTATTAAAATAGTTTTTACTCCAATATTACTTGGAGTTAAATCTAAATCTGGTGCATTAACTCCAGGTCCAATATTATTTGGTTGTTGTGATAATAATTTACCTCTCAAATCTACAGAATTTGCATAATCACTCTCTAATCCATTCAATCCAATATTTCCATCATTTAATGATCCAAACATGTATACATTTGGATATGCAGTAAGTTCTACACCCTCTGCATTTAAAGGAACGGAACCATATAAATTTGTAATGTAAAATGAACTATAACCAGAATTTTTTATAGTTACATTAGGTCTGGTAATACTATCTCTTGATTTATCAATGGTTACATACTTAGTTTCTTTGTTTACTAATTCGTATCCCTTGACATATGCCTTTCCTGATCCAATCGTTCCAATTAATTTTGAAGAAGCTTCAGTTTCACTTAATCCATTTACTAAATTTGTATTAGAATTTAATTTATAGAGTCCAGTATTATCATTTTTTTGGTAGTATTCTCTAATATCAAATCCAAATTCTGATACAACATAATCTCCAGATTCATCGTAAGTTCTTCTTGCAAGAGTCTCTTCGATAAGATTATATTCTTTCTGTCTAATTTTTTTCTCAACTAATCCATTTTTGATTGAAATTAATTCTACACTGTTTTTATCTAAAATTTCAGTATAAGAATATTTCTTTGCAATTAATTCTATTTTTAATCTGTGTCCACCAGGGGCAGAAAAATTAGAAGTTCCGCGAGAGTTATCGTATAAAGATGAATCTTCTTCAGGAGTAACTATAGTTTCTAATACATTAAAAGCAATTTTACCAGATGCTTTATTATTGTATGGATCTAAAATAATTAACTGCTGAGAATTTCTCACAAAGAATCCATTAATAAAGTAAACTCCTTCCTCAATTTTAACACCAGATGCAAATCCAATTGCTGGACTAGGAACTACATTAGTTTCTCCAGTATCTACATCTTCAATTGTTATAAAATTTGGTAGGACTGCACCATCTGTTCCAACAGTTAATGTTGGAGTGTTTACTCCGTCTAGAACTTCTAGTGTTTCTCCTTGTCTGAAAGTTGACTCTGTATTTGAATCTCCATTAGAAACATAAGATACAAAAAGAGTATCAGAATTAGAATCGGTTTCTTTAGTGCTGGATAAAACTAAAGCTCTAACTCCGGATGTTGATCCAACTAAAAATTCTCCCTCTAACCCACTAATATCGTATTTTTTAAATTCAATTTGTCCATTTACATTTACAGCAACTTCAGAAACTGAAGACAATTTCACATAATTTAATCTAGTATTTAAACCAACCTCGCCAGGAATTACCAGCTCCCCTTGTTTGAACTGGTAATTCCCATATTTTTCAATTTGATCCTGTAAGATACTTTGGAGAGTTGTTAACTCTCTAGTTTGAACAGGTCTTCCTGGACGAAATAGGACTCGATAAAAGTTTTTATCTCCATCAAAATCGTCATAATATGGAGATACATTAAGGTTAGTATTTTGTGCCATATTAAATTGTTGTTACGCACTTAAGTTCCTAACCTTATTTATAGTCAAGAAATTCGGGTATTATCAGAATTCAATAACTAGTTTAATATCTTCAATTTGGTCAATAGCGCGAGTAATTAATCTTCTATTTTCAACATAGATGATTTCTCCACTATATGGTTGAAGTTCAGGATATAGATCTTTTGCAGTTAATGCAACAGAATCTACAGTTAAACCTAAAGCAGTTGCGCTGTATGCTGTATTTCCTGTAGCAAAGTCAGGAGCATTTGATCCATGTGAACCGCTAGTTGATCCAGTAAGACCACTAACTGCAGTTACAGCACCTGAGGCTCCAGTATAGAATGGATATACCTTTCCATTTGTTGCTGAGTGAAGTGCTGGATCTTGATAATATCTTAAAATACCACCAGCAGTTGGATCAGCATCATCATTGGGAATCCATTCTGTAACAATTGCTTTTGCTTGAACACTAAGTCCACCAGTTAGAGTAAGTGTCTGAGTAATTGTTTCATCAACTGTAAAATTACCAACATAGGTATTTCCAGCTCCAGTATTAAATGCTAAAGCATATGTTTGACGAGCTGTATCATAAGCAGGAGCGTCTGTGTTATCAATTACTGCACCGCCAGCACCATCAAAAGCAAGAGGATCTCTTAGTAGACCAATTCTTCTAAAGTCGTTGGTTACAGGGAAATCTCCTGCGCCTTCAGCAAAGGTTAGGCGAATATTGCACATAACTCTCTTTGCATTGAGTTGCTCAATAAATTTGCCAAAACCTTCTGTTCCAACATTACCCGATGCACCATATCCACCTTGAGGTGGAATTACAACCTCAACATCTCCTCTGTTTAATACGTTAGCAGGAACGTCAGTGTTTAAAACTGCGAGAGTTGTTAAAGTGGCATTTTTGTATAGACCATACTTTTGTCCATCTGGAACTGCTAAAGCAGCACCTGGAACTAATTTAACCTTTGCAAATGAGTATTCGGTAGGTGTCTTAGTTGTTTCTGGAGTTGTCCCACCAGTAGTAAGAACACGAGCTTTTGTAATAACACCATTTGTAATTGTGAGTTTAGCGATCTTCATTTCAGTATCGCTAATCTGACCATCACCATTGATTGGAGCATAAAGTTCGCCACTTCCGCCACCAAGATATCCAGTTCCACCACGAAGAATTGTAACTACTTCTGGTCCAACAACAGAAACACCAGCAAAAGGTGCCACAGGAATAAACTTCTGTGATTGGAATCTTAGAACTTCTTCGATTGATAGAGTGTAAAGATACTTCCACTTATAACCATTAGTAGTTGTATATACACCATTTAGAGAACAATATCCAACCGCTTCTGGAAGCTGTGTTGGACTGGAAGTAGAAGGACCATTAAAGAGGTCTGGAGTAGCTCCATCTCCATTAGCTTGTCTATTATTGTCAATACACATCCAAACGGAGTAATCTGGGCATCTAACAATCATTTCCAGATTTGAAGTTGATGCTGTTCCTTGCCACAGACCAGATTCTTGTGATAGTCTCTTGAAATTGTTTGTGTTGGCGTAATTATGACGCCACATGTCATATGGTTCTACGCGATCTGTGAAACCAATGTCAGCATTCTTTCCATAATCAAGTCTGTTAACAACAGGTCTTACAAAACTTCCATCTGGAGAGGTTCCTACTCCTTCTCCAAGTTTATCGTTATAAATTCTCTTTGCAGCGATAATCTCTCTATAATAATTATACTTCTCTTCAAGATTATCGAGTGGACGAAGTGGTTCGTCTTCTGTTGCTGGTCTAATTTTTAGAATTTTTGCGTCCCCGTTACCACCAGCACCATCCCAGCTGAAATTTAAACCAAACTTTAGAGTTGTGAGAGCGGCAGGATCCAAACCAGTCACCAGAATTGCTCCGTCCAACACTGCAGTTACTGTTGCATGAGTTGTTGTTGGGTATCCAGACAGAGTTTCAATACTGATAGGATCTCCAACCGTAACTTCATTAGCACCATTATTACTGTCATATTGATAGTATTCAATCAATGTCTGCCAATTTGCAGATTTTCCGACAAAGAAGAAATGGTTTGTCGATGCTGTCTCATCGAAAGATTCTAGAAATTGTTTAGCGTTATAAACTCTAAACTTATCCGTAATTAAAGCAGTATCAGCCATTTTGTCTCTCGTTGGTTTGGAGGGGTTTAACTTTTTTTATTTATAATAGTTTTTATTTAAATAGTCACCGTTCTAAGATATGAACCAGATGCGTGAGTTGTCGAAACCGTTCCATCTTGCGCTCTGATTACACCTGTCAAAGTATTTGATGTTTTTCCTGTGTAAGAAATAACTTCTTTATTTATGAGAATTTTACCAGATGATGGAAATTTTTGTAAAGGATTATTTGATCCTTGAACTCTCAATATAGTTGGTGATGTAAATGTATCAAATAAGGCACCAGATAAATTAATTGATGGCAATACTATGCCAGTTAATTTAGTATTTTTGATATCTATTATAGATTTTGGTCTAGAAAAGAAAGTTTCTAATGTTAAAGTTGAATCTTGATCAAATATTGATACTGGAGAGATATACAATAATGGAGGATTTGAATCTAAATTGATATCTTTTGAGGATTGAAATCTTATTGTTCCCGACTCACAATTATGTTCCAGATCGAAAGATTCCCAATTACCAATACTTGGTCCAGTTGTGTATGTATCAAGTATTGGAGAATAATAGTATAAATTATTTACTCCAATTAAAGTTCCATCAAATAATAAAACCTGTATTGGTTTGGAAAGAGGAAAGAATGCCATTAGTTTGTCTCGATATCTCCTACATTAATAGTCTCATTAAATTCATCAATGGCAGCACGATCAAGTCTAGTGGTAATATTCATATTGCTCTCAATATTTCCATATTCTCTATTAATATCTAGTATACTAGTAATTTCAACTGTATCATTTATATTTCCGTATTCTGGAAGTAAATCTTCGGGTTGCTTACGAATTTCTTGCTGAATAATATTTAAATTATTTCCTACATTAATAACAGCAGTAAATTCATTAATTGAAGAATTATCTACAACATTAATTACGTCAATAATACTCTCAATGTTACCATATTCTATATTAATATCTAGTTTAGAAATAATTTCAACTTCATTTAGTATCTCTCCATATTCATATGACCTATTTGTAAGTTGTTCGGAAATTTCCCTATCAACAATATTTAAGGAACTTCCTGGATTTATTTCAATGTCAAATGGGGTAAATATAATTTGTGAAATGACATCAACACTACCGAGGATTATCTCGCTTACATTAATTTCACTATTTACTGGTTGATCAAATATTTGTAAAATCTCACTATCACTTTCTATTATATTAGCAGACAGTTGCTCTATAGAAGATGGAGTTTCAAAGAATAATGATAATTGGTCACTGATATTTGATAGGGTAATATTTCCATTGAATACAATTTGAGATTGTGTTTCACGGTTTACATTAGCAATGGAAAGATTTTGATCAGATTCTGTGTTGAAGAGTATTGCAAATTCTGCTGGCGTTGTATCTACGACATCAAATATTTCGTAAGATTGTATAGTATTTGTTATTTGATCATAGGAATCTATATTTGCAGTAGTGTATTCAATAAATGCTTGTGTCGTTATATTTACAGATGTGTCGGCAAAATTCGACATAGATGCATTCAGTATAACTACATCCTCTATAGATTCTGTAGATGTAAACAGAGAAACCTCAGCATTTTCAACTAGGATTGTTAAATCTGTGATTGGAATCTGAGAGATGTAATTTATTGTTAATTCAGATTCAAATCTATTAGTTTGAATATAAATTTCTGGTTGTAGATAATAATTAATTACTGTATCATCCGCAGTAACAAAATCAACATTTTGTGCTATATTTGTTTGGGCAATACTGTAAATTTCTGTCCCAGCATGAATAGGGGTATCAAAAATATCATCTACTTCAATATAATTAAACGTTGCACTATTGGCGTTTATATTTGGTAGGAACGTGGATACAAAAGTTCCAATTGGATGAATTGCAGGTGTGGATGTTCCAAATACTCCCCTTTCCGTAATAAAGAATCTATCAGCTTGCTTATCAGTATATTTGACAACTTCTGTTCCTACTTGCAGATAACCAAAATCATCAAAACCGGATGTTGATGTAACATACAACACCGTATCTGTGTCGAGGAAATCAATATTGACAAGTGTTGCCAATTGATTGATATTTTCTGGGAATCTTAGAGATTCGCCAATAGAAACAGAAAATTCTGTAGTGTATGTTACTTCAGAATTGGTAGATTGTGATGCTCCAATAGAAACACTATATTCAGATGGTAAAGTCCATAAAGTCTCATTAACTAATACTGAAGGATCAAATGATACAACATAATCTGGATATGTCTTAACAAGTTCTTGAGGAATTGCAATTATAGTAAGTTCACCAGCAGTTCTTGTCGATACTTCAAATCCTAATGTAGTGGTATATTCCAGAATATCTTCTGGCAAACCAACAGAAAGGAAAGAAGGAGCGTTGAAGATTAGGCTTGGATCAATAACCTCAATTTGTTTATCTACACTCAAAGTAAATGGAATTATAATATTCCTTTCCTTTTTAAATGTAGATGAAGCATTTCTATGAGATTTGATAATATCATATCCTCTAGAAACATAAGGTATCGGTGGACTTGTATACCCAAATCCACTACTAACGATCTCAACACTTATAATTTCGTTATTCAGAATGAAAGCCTTTGCAAAAGCTCCGCCTCCGTTTCCATCTGCAGATAAAAAGTCTACATAAATTTCTTTTGGATATAGTCCAATTTTTCTGGATGGAAGATTTAATAATTTTGATCTTATGTAGTCATCTTTTCCATAATCTAAAGAAACAATTCTTCCTTGCGAATCCAATATGGGGTTAATTCTAAGACCACTACCTTTAGGCTTCTTATCTGATACAGAAGTTATAATATTACCATATGTTTTTTTGGATACTGGCGTATATAAATTATTTTGAGTAGTTTTTACTATGTCAGGTAATTTTAATACATCTCTGTATTCTTCTTCACCATCAACTTTTATCTTATCACCTTCCAATATATTAGCTGTTAATTTGTTAAGAATTCTCCAGTTTTTATTTGCGATTCTTCTATCATCATGAATATGAACAGCGTTTGCTCTTCTAAGAATTTTTTCTCCATCATTGTTTGTCTCATAATTTACATCTGTGATATTAGATATAGAGATAAGAGTTGTATCTTCAGGAACAGTCACGGTAGACCCTGATGTTACATTTATTGCGCCAACAATATATTCTCCAGGTCCAGGAACTACAAAATTTCCACTTATTATTAAAGGAGCAGCAATTGATAGCGTAATGTCGTTTACATAAGGCAAATCTTTACGTAATGTTATTGATTCTTGTATAACTTCTCTAATTACATCGGTAATGATTGTAAATCTTACGCCTGAGTAAGGAGAATTTACTTGAACATAATTCAATACTCGTCCAACAGGACCATATTCGTCAATAATGTCTATAGGATAAGACCTAGAAGGAGCATTCCACTGGGTAATAATTTCGTAAATGTTATCTTGTGAATTATCGTCATCATAAACATCAAATGTTGCTGTTAATGAATAAGATCCTGGTTGAAAATCAAATCCTATAAAAGTATCTTTATTTTTTTCACCAGAGAAAGAAATGATGTCAACATTTGAAAGTAAGTTTTCTCCAGTTGCTGGAGTATAGTAATTTAATTTCTCTTTAAATATTATTCTAGTTTGATCGATATTATAATCAATTTTGTTTCTTTGCAAAACTCCATCAACGAAAACTAAATGGAATCTAGAATCAAATATTGGATCAATAGAATATCCATTTTCGGAAACAATTCTATAACTAGATTCATATTTAAAATAAGTTTTATCTATGGTTCTTCTTTGATAATTTCCAATTGAGAACCCATAAAAATAATCAACTGCAGTCCCCTGGTTCAATAATAATTGTGCTTCATTTTGATCCCATCTTGGTGCCTCAGTAAATTCAATAATATCAGTTTGTTGTGGATTTTCCGATCTTAAAATTTTATAAGATGTCGTTCTTTGTAAAACTCCATTTATGAAAATTAATAAATTTTCGTCTGGATCTGTTTTTAGTATAGCATTTGAATCTGTATATAATTCAAACTGCTTTGTTTCACCGTTAAAATAATCTGGACCAGAGATATCTACAGAATCAACTCCAGAAGTTAAAATTTGATCTAAAGATTGCTGTAAATTGTAAAGACTGGAAATAACATTTGCACATTCTGAAGCAAACCAAACACCATTAATTTGAGTCGATAATTGTAACTCTTCGTCATCGATTAAATTATAATTTGAAAAAGTTAACAATTCTGTATAATTTCCAGACTTCTGAACCTCTCCAAAATTTCTTTCAATTAAATTAGGTCCATTTTCTAAAATAAAGGTATAAAGATCTCTATACGCATTAATAGTTGACTTAACTTCGATGCATAAATCTAGTGGATTTACATCGTCTGATGCCACAACATAATTTACTGTCTGGAAAGGAGATCCTGGATTCTCTATAGCATCCAACATTAAGGCAATAGAATACTCAAAGGCAACTACAGTTTGAGTTAGTTCTTCATTAATGTAATTTAATTTATTTGCAAAATAGTATTTTTCTGCATAATCAACTAGTCTATTATTGCCACCATATCTAAGATGATAAATTACTGCGTCAATTAAATGCCCAATATCTCTCCTGCATTTTTTCTCACTTGGATATGAAAATCCCGGATAAGTTAAATTAATATATGAAATGGTTTCGTCAATTATGTATTCACGGTTGACATAAATTAAATTCGATGCGTCTACATATTTTCCAGTATTAATTCTACTCAATGAAAATCTAACTTGCCTCAATTTAGCAATTTGTGCTGTAATCGAAACCGTTATGCCATCAGAAACTATCAGTTCTGCGTCTGTTTGTATAATAACGCCATTATAATTGAACTCAACCTCAGTGCTTCCTACAGGTGGCAATACCACTTGACCAATGGGAATGTCAAATACAAATACTTCTTCGTCTGTTATGTTAGCAAAGGAATTTGAACTAACTCTGACATTAGTATCATTCATAATTTCTATCACTTTAGTTCCAGATGGAAATTGAGATCCAGAACTAACATACATTCCCTCAACAATTCCAAAAGTAGATGGAACAGTAATAACATCACTATTGGCGGAAACTATAACTTCAAATTCAGGATCTAATGTATTTGGATCATCAATAAATGCCACATCCCAATTTCTGATAGCTGCGGCACATAATTTTGCTGCATACTTATAAGCATCTTTTGTTTCTTCTAATTCATCATTAATAAATTGAAGTTCTTCTGCAGCATTAAAGTAAAAATTTCCAGATGTGACAGTTTTTAAATTTCCGCCAAATCTTAAATCGTGTTCAAACGAATCTATAATATATCCAATGTCTCTTTTGCACTTTTCTGTATTAAATTCAAGATTTGGATACTTATTATTTAAATATCCAAATGTTTCCTCAACAATAAAATTTCTATTGAAATGTATTTGATTGGCAGCATCCAACCATATTCCACTTCTTTGGAAAATATTTTTTATCTTTTTAAAATATTTTTGATTATCTTCTTCGGTTCTGTATCCAAAAACTCTTCCGATAAATGGATCGGATTGTAAAGACTGACCTTCAGAAATTCTTTCTCCTAGAGGAGCCGATGCAAATGTTATAGTTGATCCTTCAATTGTATAAGATACTTTTGGTTCCTGTATTACACCAGAAAGACTAACAATTACAGAATTTTCATCATATGGAAATACAGGTTGATTAGATTTCGTATCAAGAATATTAAATGTCTTTGTTCCCAATTGAATATTATTATCAGGATCAATATACCCATCAAAATTTGGACTTAGATAGATTTCTTTTGCAATGTTTGAATCATCATAAAATTCAGAAAAATGTAATCTTCCAACGCCTCTTTGTACATTTGTATCAGATACAGAAAGTATTGTTTCAGTAACCTGAGTTCTAGTATTAATTGTGATTGCAGATTGAACCCCTGTATTGATAGTCAATACAATTGGAGTTAAAGTTTGTTGTGTAGTTTGTCCTACTATGCCAGTATTTGCTTCAATTACAACTTCACCAAATAACTGGAATCCAGCTGGGTGAACTACATCTTTAATTAAACTTCTCCAAATCTCAATAGGGGTCTTAGATCTTATCACATAAGAATAATCTTGATAAAAATATGAATCGGTTATATTAGAATTTACCGAACTTGTAAATCCTTTTTCGGATCCAAAATATCCAGACTTATCATAAAAAGATCTAATTTCAGATTCGTAATTTGTATATAAAATTGCTATAATTTTAGCACCATTTAATGGATAATTTTTAGATATATCTCCAAAAACTTGTTCAAATCTAACTATGTTAGATCCTCGCTTAAGACCATTTTTGGATACCTTTCCGCTAAAAATTAAGTTATTAAAGTTGTCATATTGATTTACTATTCTTCCTGGAGAAAATGATGCATCACCTATATCAGAAAGTAGAACAGCATAAGTTGATGTAAAATTAGGTAAAGTTGTAGTATCGGTAGTAAAATTATTACCGGAACTAGTTATTTCAATTGTTTTTGGAATTCCAATATTTTTGGATGTCAAATAAATTTTATTTGAATCCTCGATAACATAAACTTTTGGAATTTTAGTGTATCCAAGTCCACCGTTCAAAATTTTTACTGATATTACGCCACCATTTTGATTCAAAGCAATTTGAAATATTCCTTGACTCCCATCACCATCCAAAATAATTTTAGGATTGATATATCCAACTCCGGAATCGTTAATGATAAATGAATCAACACCACCACTAAGATTCATGACTGCTGTTAATAATGCTTTTCTCGACCTTGCGGGTTCTACTCCTATAACTACTGGAATATCAGCATAATTTTTTCCAGAGTTGTTTACTTTCAATGAATTAATTAAACCTAGAGCATTTTGTGAAGATGTTGAGTAGAAAATCTCCCCAGACCCATTTTCCTGCGGCGTAGCATTTAATTCGTATAAAAATTTATTGCTAGTGACATACGCAACATTTTTTGATCCCGTCAATGGATCCTCAACTACAGATAATTTAGCATTATCTGTAGTTACACCGCTTGCAACTATAAAATAATAATAATTTGAAAATCTATTTAATACTTTAGAAGTATATGTATTAGTTTCTAATGCTGGTCCAAATCCAAATTTTAGTGAAACAAAAGAATTTGGTGAGTTTGTTCCAGGATCGGCATCGCCAACAATTTTTTCTTGTGTTATTAAATTATACTTTAAACTTGGCGAAAAGTCCAAATATGTTTGATACATACTCGGATGTCCAGTTTTGAAAATATATTTGTAATAATTTTGTATATTAATATTTGGATTCACTACAAAATTATCTTCGTTATCCTCTGAAAATTCTAATTTAAATTTCTTCTCTCCCACAGAAGAAATTAAAACATCTTTTCTTTCAAAACTTTCATCTTTGAAGAAATTACTTAATGATATGTCAATGGTCGATGATAGTGATGCTCCATATTGGTAATAAAGGACTAATACATTACTATTACGATCATATGAATATACTTTAGGACTTGAAGTTGGATTTGTCCCCAATTCAGGAATAAAAGAATCACGATTAAATCTATAAGAAAAATCATAAAACGAAACATCGGCACCATCAAAATGCTCTAATGCAATTGTTCCATTTTGAGCTCTTTGAACCGAAACTAATTTATTTGCATAATCAACATTTAATACTTTAACAATTTCTTTTCCTATTGAAAGTAAATCATCATTGGAGATATTTTCAACGATTGATAATTTCATTTCTGTATTACCAATTCCAAATCCTGCGTGATCAACTCTACACACAAATACAGAATTCTTCTCCATGTAAACACCAAAATCAGTCAAGAAGACTTGCTTAGATGCATCCAAAGGATCTGGAACTAAAACAGCATCAAATCTTAATTGCTGATCCTCCACAAAATCAGAACCCTTATCTAAAATTGTTATATTAGATACTGTATTATTTGTAATAACAACCTGAACTGAAGCATTACCTAAAGTTGTAGTATAAGTTCCAGAACTTCTGAATGTTCCACTAGATAAAATTGAAAATTTTCCAATTCCAGTATCACGTAATTTTGCTTTTATTTTTCTATCACGTAATTTCAATTCTTGGAATAATCTTTTTCTCACAAAGAAAGTTTTTTGTGTTGAAGAATCATCCGGATTTATAGAAACATTGACATTATCTCCTATCGCTAAATTATGAGGATTCTCTGTTTTTACAATAGCAAAATTATATTTAAAATTTAAAATTTCAATATTCTCACTGAGAGAATTTAGAACAACAATACCAGTTCCTACATCATCTGAAGAAACAGAACTTTGTAGGAAAAGAGCATCATTTTCAATTCCAAGACTAAAATCTCCAGATTCCACTAATACTTTCAAAACATTTTGATTGGATGCAGATTCTAGAATAGTTCCAACAGCAACTACTGAATCTGGTCTATTAAATCCATCAGTAAGTGATACAGTGGCATTAGCAGTAAAAGTAGAATTTTTGGATAAAAATATGTTTAAAATTTTGATAATTTCTCCAGTATCTGGATCTCTCATATCAAATTTTTCTTCGCCATCAAATGTGTCGCTAATTTCTTCTAAAATAATAGTATTATCAAATAAAACATCACCAACTATTTTTCCAACTCTCGATGTATTTTGTTCCTGTAAATTATAACCATCAAACAAATATACATTAGAGTTTGCAGATAAAACAGATACACTATTTTTAGAATTAATATAACTTACATTTTCTCCCAATACCGACTCTACTGACCCGACAAATCCTTCGCCACCTGTGCCGTCATTATTTACAAACAATAAATTGCCCGGATTGTGTAATGAATTTACATCATCAATGGTAAATCCATCAATAGATCCTTTTTCAACTTCAGATACTAAAGCTGAAAAATTAATACCATTATTAACATAAGAGGAGAAGTCTAGTAATTTGGCAGACGATGGAATATCATTTTGCGTGATTGGTTGATTATAATTTGAATCTACGGGTATTCCATAATAATTTTTGCCAATAATGTAAGGATACTCTGGTTCTCCACCAGAATCAATTGTCACAAAATATGCGTATGTGCCATTTGGATATTCTGGAGTTACACAATATCTTCCATTATTTTGATCTAAGAAAGTCTTGCCAGAATTTAAATTGGGAACCCATGTATAATCTTTATCAAAAATTCCTAATGGGTGCGTTACAATTGATGGTCCATTAGTTCTAGAATTATTAAGAACATATCCACTATTCATTCTCACGATACTTGATTCGCTATCAAGTGGATTTTGATATGCATAAGGACCATAAATTGGATAACCATCGTAGGCAAATCCAAGTATTTTGGAATGTTCAGTTGGTTGCTCTGCTAAGATGCTACTGATGTTATCACCAATACTATATCTCAATCTTTTCGGATTGGATACAATAGCATATGTTTTTTTAGACTCAAATTTTTTGTTTACTAGACTGCCACCGTTATAGTCAATATTATTTTCTTGTATTTCATTGTATCTATTGTAATACCACTTTTCAATTTCAACCTCAGCTTCTGCATCTCTACCTTGAGGAATTACATCAATTACAATAGAATTTGAACTATAATTTTTACCTTGATTAATTATATTAACACCAATTATTTTTCCACTGTTAGATACAACTGCCTCACATTCTGCAAATTTTCCTCTGCCATTTAAATCACGAACAATAATTTGTGGGGGAGAAACATAATATTCGCCAGGATTTTCAATAACAATACTGGTAAGTTTTCCATTAGTAACAACTGCTTTAAGAGCAGCATTTCTTCCAGAAGTTATAAAAATACTTGGAGTTTTTTTGTATGATTGAGTAGTGAGAATTTTTATTTCTGATACAACATTACCGGAAAGAATTGCTACTGCTTTTGATGCAGATCCGTTAACTAAAACAATAGGAGGATTTTTATAACCAAATCCTTTATTAATTAAATTTGTTTTTACTATTGGTCCAGTTCTTACAAAAGAATCACTTTTTTTACTATATGCAAGTGTCCCGTCTACAAAAATTCCGACATCATATGAATTAGTTTCATAGATTTCTGGACTAAAAATTGGAGATTTTCTTACCAGTTTTAAATAATTATTTTCACTTAAAGATTGATTGCCTGATAACATTGTATCAGCAAGGATTGGATACGAAGGATATCCAGATGAACAGATGTAAAAATAAGTTTCATCATCTAATATTGCAGAAACGTTTGCATTTACAGAAGATAATTGATTTTGTAAATTTGATAAAGTTGGGATTACTGGTCTCTCTCTATTTTGATTTTCAATCCATCTATATGAAGATGAACTTGCATCATACACAATTGGATCAATACTACTCTTTGCAAACTTCGACTGTAAGATAGGATCACCCTTTACTGAATAAGGGTTCTTTGTTTTTGGTCTTAAATTATAAATGGATCCAGTAATGTTAAATTTTACCCCATTTACTTCATATGGTTTCTGGAGATATACAATAGAACCTGGACTAAACGAAGATGTTCCTGATCTAGATTTAATCGTAAATTGATTTACGTTCTTCTCAACAATATCAAATTCTTCATTTCCTATATAAAGACTTTTATCAGCAGATTTCCATGCACTAGTTGAAACAACTTCAATTTTGAAATTTTGTTGGTCTAGAGAAGAAATTGGACTCAGCAATTCAGTATATCCATAATACTTAAATTCTGAGACAATTGATGTTGGATCTATTATCAAATCTGTGAATTTATTTGATACATCTACAGATTCTATAACTGCATAAGCATATGGATCTGATTGTTCTAATACTTTTCCAATTAAATTCTTTGGATTACCTGAAATTACGTCTATTTTAATTCTATAACTAGTAATCCAGTTTGAATCTGAAGATCTTAGAGTTAGATCGGAAGGTCTTCTAATCGTTGCTTTATCAGATGGATCAGTTGAAACAAGTGAATTGAATATAAATTGTATAGATTTTTCCGATCCTTTTGATCTGTAAAAATCTGTAATATTTTTGATTAAAGTTCTTTTATCAATCTTTTCGTTAAGATATTTCTCTGGAATGCTAGAGAGATATTGTGCCTCAAAACTTTTTAAAATAGCAAATAAGAAAAGATTGCTTATGTTTTGAACATAAGTTCCGACAGCATGATTTTCCGAATTTGAAGATACAAATTCGCTTTTATTATACAGATCACCTAATTTTGTAGATGCGCTTATTCCTCTATAAACACCAGTGAGTGTATTTCCTTCTTTTTTAGTATAAAAGCAAATTTCATTATCTATTTTCACATAACCATATTCTTCCGGAAATGCTATAGCGTCATCCAATTCAATTTCATCATCATTTACAGAAACAAATGAAGATAAATTTGTTCCTTTCTGAAGAAGATTTTTTTCGTAAAAATTTATATCATAGTAATTTGCAATATTAGATAAAATATCTAATGGTTGCCCTGTAATCTCTAGACTTTCGTAATATTTTTCTAGAAAAGACGCAAATGTACTATAGTGAGTAGAAATGAACTCCGGAAGTTGTCTTCTTACTAAACTGGATAGCTTGATCGTCATTTACTCTATTCTGCTTTTGCGATAAAGGTACTTTTCTCAATATCAACCTTCAAATATTGCTCACGAAAAGCAAAAATATCTCGTTTGAGAGGGACTACTCTAAATTCAATTTTATTATTTGGGTAAGAACCCTTTATAATAGTCAAATTGTATAATTTGATCTCTCCTGAAATGTAATTCACATTCCCAACGTCAGAGTTAATAATATAATCATTTCCATCATTTCCTACCCTATATAGGACCATTTTTCCATCCACATCTTTGAGATATACAGTATAATTTGGATATTCTGAAACTACAAATCCAGTGGTGTATACAGTTGCACCATCACAGTCCTTATCGAAAGAATTTTGATAACATACTTCATAAAATGTCTTAGAATTTAATATTGGAAAGACATCTTTTCTCATAGTGAAAGATGTTTCATTGGATTCTATAGAACTATCTGCTTTATCAATAGCACTATTAATTTTACTATATCTTAATTTTCCAGAAAACTTTTCTGTGTCTGATTTATCAATGTAATCAGAAATAGAATTTATGACTTCAGTTTTAATTTGATCTCTAGTTGAATTTGTCTTTAATTTGCTATAATAAATGTTACTAGAAATTTCAATATACAAAACAGAGGGATCAACAATACGAGGTCTTACTGATGCAACCATGTATGGTTTCAAAGCCTCTTCGATTTGATTCTTGGTTACACTGGTTATTTTTTCTCCTTGTTTAGGTTTAATTATAATTTTTACAACTCCATATTCTGGAGGTTGTTCATCCTCACCACCATAGGTAATGATATCAGAAACATTTGGGTAAATTTTTGAAATTATTGGTTTAAAATCTTCTGCCGTAACTGCTCTATTTTGAGTTCCAAAATACTTTGGAGCAATGAACTTAATATTGTCGGTAGTCTCTATTTCAGCACCACCATATGCTGGAGTTAGAACATTATTAATTACAACATTATTTTGATAACTCTGATTGCTGCCATCTACAAGAAGACCATTAAATCTAAAATTTTCTACTCCGTTTGTTACCGATCCATTTGTAACTAAGTATGAAATTTCAATGTAATTACCGTCCTCTAGTTGTCTTCCAAATACACCATCGCCAAATATAATTTCATACTTCTCGTCACTAACTTCCTCGACAAAAAATATATTTGTAGAAAAATCAACGTCTAAAATATTTTCAGCAACATTAAAAATATTTTTTACAGATGAAGATTGTGATTCATATACATTAATTCTAATACTGGAAACATCAATCTGTGGATTTGACAATATAATTCTGTTATCAATTTTTGTTTTATTATAAACAAAATACTCAGTAACTAAGTTACCTTCAAATATATCAACTTCGGTAAAAACAGCAGCACCCTCTTCTACAGGCACTGTCACATCATCAACAACTACAAAATTGTATAAGCTGTTATCGTAATTTGTAATAAATCCAGTGCCCTTTTTTAATGTATATGTTGAAGGTTGTATTGGACTTACAATTGTTGATGTAAAATTAATTTTTGATCTTGAAGCAACTTTCGATCTAGGTCTATATCCGAGTTGCTTCGCAATTCTTATAACATTGTCTCTTAAAGTAGCAGAATCAATGAAAAATTCGTTTGCAATTAAATTGGTGTTGAATGCAGTATAATACGTATTATATGCAAGAACATCAAGAATATTACTTAAAGCAGAACCCTCAAAATCATAATCAGTGAATTCTGATTGAGATTTTAGATAATTTTTTAAATTCTCTTTAATTTGAGAATAATCTAGATTATTGATTTGAGCGTAAGGCACTTTATGGTCTCTCCAAGAATAGATCTAAACTTACAAGATTGTCCTCTCTGCCTACAATAACAAATGCAAGAATAACATCAAATCCGTTTGAATTAAAATTTGGTGTGACTTCAACATTCACAACTTTAATTCTGGGTTCATATGCATTTAAAACTTCTCTTATTTCAGAAGAAATAAATCCTGCACTTATAGAATTAAGAGGTTCAAAGAGTAAGTTAGCTAAGTTTGTGCCAATTCCGGAATTGAATGGCCTTTCTCCTATTCTTGTATACAATAAGTTAGAGACTGCTTGTTTAATTGCAGAATCGTCTTTTTTTGTAACCACATCCCGAGTTACAGGATGTGGCTTAAATGGCATACTCAGATCTTTAAATGTCTGGAATGTAGGCACAAGAATAGGGTATAACTTCTTTTTCTATTTATTATCACTCATGCCATCTTTCAACGAAATCATCAAATCCTCCCGATCCTCCACATGGTCTGGAATAACGATCTTTGGGTATTTCGTATTTTGCCTTTTTTACTTTTTCTAACAATTGATCCGATGATGGATCTGTGATCAACTTCATACCAGATTGAATAAACTCTTGACTTTTATCAACTGGACTGAGAGCCATAAAAAACCTCCTAAAAGAACTACAAAATGTAGAACTTTTTAGGAGGTTTCTATCTCCTCAACTATTTATTTGCCTTGACCTCGATATTTCTTTTTTGCTCCATTTCTAGCAGTAGCAGCAAGTTTAGTGTTTTTGCTACGACCCTGACGAGTAACCTTAGGAGTTCCCTCAACGTGAGGTGCTCCAGTAAAAGATGGACGTTTTGCCATAGTGTGCCTCAATTTACAGATTTATCATACCACCTTTTATGAAGGTAGTCAAGTGTCTCAGACAAAGTTTCATAAGTCTCAGATCCTGGACGCTTATATTCTAATTTGATATTCTTTACTTGTTGTTCAAATGAAGAAAGTCTATTCTCCAAGGAACTCAGGCGTTGAATTATTTCCTGTAACTGTTTCTTTACGGGTGATGTTTCCATAACGTGTCTCAATATCCATTGTTGGCATAACGCCAGTTTCGTAAAAATTCATTGCTGCATCTTCAACCGCATTTGCAAATTGATTAAAATCGTCAAAGCGTTGCTCCTTCAGCGTTCCGTCCTTTGTTTTGTAAGTGATTTTATGTTCTTCCATAACTAGAATGATTGATCTATAATTATATATTCGGAAACCGCTATACGCTTACTCCTGCCTCTGTAGTGGCATTTGTTAGGTTTCCTATTCGGACTACTACATCAACTGCTGCAAGTCCTGCTACAAGACCAGCAGGAGCAAGGAAACTCAATCCCTGAATTGCAATCGGTGTGCCATTTACCAACACACTTGGTTCGCCAGTTGAAATCACATCCGGATGAAGATCTGGAGGAACTGGAAGAAAAGCATAGTGTGGTAAAGTTGAGTCTCCCACATGATGAACAAATGCTCCATTGATCATCACATTTGCGGATGCCCCGACAGGAGGTGGAGCATATCCAACAGGCGGCCATGGTCCGTGACCTGAAGTAACGTCTGCTGCTGTGTAGAGTGCTGGGTATAAACTCATATGTCTGATTCTTCTGAGAGTGTATTTTCTTCAATAAAATCAGAGAACAAAGTCTCCAACTCTTCTATATATTCGTCTGTATCTCTTTGAATTGCAAAGCAATCGCCAACTAGTTCGTCGGTTCCCACAGAAGGTGGAATATCATTGAGGTCGTCATATATTCTATTTTCAGTGCATGGTCCACAAGCAAGTTGATTTGCACAGAATATTTTAAGTATCGTCATCCAATCATGACCTGCATCAACACTCATATGAGCAATAAACGGTGTCTTTAAGATGATCGAAGGTGGTGGAGATTGAAATGGTGGCGTATATGGTGGATAGATTACACTATCAATAGTAACTAAGAAATAGAATCTTAAAGATCGAATCTCACTGCCCTTATATGACATAACATGCTCAGCACATCGAATATAAGGTAGCATGACTTCTTCGATGCATCCACCAGTAATTATATTCGTAGCATAGAACGTTGCTGGTGTAATTAGACTTGCAGTAAGTCGATTAATACTTGCAGTATCAATTGGATATGATTGATTCTCTGGATCCCATGGTTTATAGAATCTTCCATTAATATTGTATTTCGCAATCACATCCGATTCCTTTAAGATCCATTCACGATCAGTCCAATTTCTTTCTGTATAATACCCACTGATATTCGTTGTGAAATTTAAATACCCTGGTCCCGTTCCAGATGGTCCTACAGTGACAGGAGAAGGAGCTACAGGTGCTGTGACAGGTGAGGAACTTACAAAGGGTTCTAGGAACAATCCTGGTGCCCACCATGGAGATATTCCAATTCTGAGAGCTTGACCTAAAGATCTTAAAGTATCTGGAAATTTGAGCGATGGCAGAGGGTCTTCCAGAAAACATGCAATAGGACCAGTGATGGTCATATTAGTAATGAATTCATTTGGAATATTTGCTGTTGCTGTTACAGGTAATGTGAAGTTATCGTATGGTGAGATGTATATTGGAGGTTTCTCTGGTTTGAGTCCAACTTTATCCAGTAATGAACGAATCGAAGTTGGTAGAGGTGGCACTACTGGTTTGAATTCGTAGAATCCTGCAGGAATTTTGTTGACTAGACTATTGGGGTCCGTAAACCTTAAAGCAGTATCAGGTAATGGAAATACACCAACTGTTACACTATCGAAGAGAAGTGAGGCCATTTACTTTACTGCAATATACTCAATGACTTTCGCAATCACATAACAAATGCCTAAGATGATCATACCAATGATTGTATGATCTTCTTTGACCTTTGAAACTCTGCGCGACTTTTGAGAAGCATTTTTTTGCCGGGAAATTTTTTGAAATTCATATTTTCTTCTTAACTCATTCCGGCGACGAATCTCTGATGATCTTAGAGAATCTCCACGAATATGTTTTCCTCTAAAAGTTGTCTTGGCGCGAGTTTTTCTCATAATTTTTTTCGGGGGCAATTTTTTATATTGGAGTCCCTTCGTGATATTTATTGGTCGTTTGGATACTTTTGTAGGTTAGGGTAGGGTTAGGAGTCCCTTCGCCCGGCCGCCCCCGATATAAACGAAAGGGGCAAATTAACTGCCCCCAGTGTCATTTAGTGTAGTGCAGTTGATGTTTCTGTGGGCGAACAGATTTCAATCTCTGCTTACCTTGCACATCATCAATCAACCTAATAAATTGAATGAAGAATGCTCTCTCTAATCTATCAGCGAGTGGCAGTGAGTTGTTTGGCAATGAGTTTACCTGTGAAGTCATTCTTTACGCTGTAGGGAATAGTTATCTGTTGGTCGCCCTTAGTATAGATGAGATGAGATCCGCCCTTGCGTTTCTCTATCCAACCCTGCATCTTGGCGAGTTTGAGTAACTGTTTGGTCGTCATCAGTAACGCTGGCGATCATAGCGAGACTCACCCCATCCGTCGCGTTCATAACGGCGGGCATCATAATCATCTGCCGTCATGTAATCATCATGCTCACACTCTACAGGGGCAGGGATCATCTCCCATTGGCACGTTTGAATGTTGAAGTGGCGAATCATTTGCGTTTCGTTTGTCATGAGATGGTCAGAGATCGCCCAGCAGTTCGTTCATCTCATCGGCATCAATTGCTACGCTGTCCCATGCCACGCCGTCACGAGTCTGCCCAAGCATACGCCCAATCTGTCCCTCCATCATACAACGCACAAACTTATCCCAAGGGGTCTCATTCTCTCCACAAAACTCTACACATGCCACAGCAGTGTTATAGAGAAAATCGTCATTCTGAATCCACAGCGCAGCATTCCAGGTTTCGTAAGTTGCCCAACCGTTGTAAGTGCTGAGGGTGAGGTCTTTCATTGCGTTTGTTTGAATTGATCTTATCCTACAGGGTCAGGGGGCAGAGCGGTGCCCCCATTGTGCCACTTCGCTCAGTGGTCCCGGAAGATGTGGCAGGGGCGATAGGTGCTACCATCACGGCAGGCAGTGAAATCATAACGCAGGGAAGATTCCCACGTTTGCTCCCAATCAACCACAATGATAGAGGGGATGTCATAACCCATCTCAGTGACGAATTCTTCAGCAAACTCTGCCTCATTGTGGTAATGTCCCTGATAACGCTCATCGCAATCTTCGATATAGCTAACATCGCCCATCTCAGAGATCAGGGCATCAACTGCCTCGTAACCAATCGCCTCACCACAGCGGCAATATTCTTCATAATATGCTACGAAATCGCTCTCATTGTGCTGGTCGATAAACTCCAGCATGTCATCCAGAGCATAGCTATCATCGAGCAATTCTTCGATCTTGCTAACAGTATCAGCAGCGAGGACTTCTTTGTAGTTAGCGGTCAAAGTGACGGACATGATGTAAAGAATTGGATTGGGTTGGGGCACCGATCCCCCCTACAGGTGTGGAAGGGGTCTGAGGCATTGCTGCCCTCGCGTCTCCCCTTGTGAAACCTAGTATGGATCAGATCGGTGGCAGAGTCAAGCGATGTGTGCCACCTGTCTGACTGTCACATGCCGTTGAGATAGTCTGCCAATGCCTCTTTATAGTCTGCCTCAGTGTAGAAGGTCCGGGCACCAATCGTCCGAGGATAGGTAGCCTTAGGGGCAGGCATCTTGCTAGGTTCCTTACCCTGCTGGGCAATCTGGCGAGTGTAGATGTTGCTCATTGTTTGTTGGTTAAGTGTGAATCAGGCGCAGATCAGAGATTCCATTCGGATCTCTTTGACTTCCATCGTAGCATAATCGTAACCGTCAACATCCGTCAGGCGTTGATAGTATGCTTCGGCAGCAGACTTACAATCATACAGGCGCAGGGAATCGAAGTGCTCGCCTTCATAATCCCAACCACCGATCACAGCGTAGACTTTCAAAATCACCTCGTTTCGTTTGTTGATACTAGTATGGCACCCCAGAGGGGACAATGGGGAGAATGGTGGACACCTTGCCCACTGTCACACGACCTCTAGCAGTTCGGGATAGTATTCTGTAACCTCAGCAATTAGCTCCTCTTCAGTATAAGAATCCATATCATTGTCCATATAATCAAACAACATAGCAAGACAATCTTTCATGTCCATACCATCAATCACGTTGTTGATGTAGGCGTCTTGAAGATCTTGGCGGTTAGTCATCATTTGATCAGGGGAGAGTTGTAATAGGAACGAAAGACTGAAACCATGATAATCAGGGTGCTGGTGACACCTACCAAACCCAGGTAGGTTACACTATCACCAACAAAGTTAAGCGTAGCAGGCATGATTTCAGGCAGCAAAGTTGAATTGTTCAGGGTTCATGTACATCATGTATTCTTCCTCATTCATCATACAAACCCTGGCAAACTCTTCACGATCCTCATCGCTCATGTCAAAGATTTCGCCGGGCATGTCTTGAATCTCATCCCACATAATGTGTTCGTTTCGTTTCAACAAAGGTAGTATGGCATCAAATCAGGGGCAGCAGGGAGAATGGTGGACACTCTCCCAACTGGCACAATATGATCAGAATACGATCTCTTCTAGAGTAGGTTGCCCATTCACTACAGGTAGGGTGACATTCACACTGGGGAGAGTAACAAATCCATCCACAGGTTGAGCATCATTAACGTCGCTGGTGATAGCATCAAGAATAGAAAGGATTTGCTCGCCAGTCTTACCTTGACGCAGAGCAGAGATCATCAGTTTGGTGTTCATAATCAAAAAATGGTAAAGTGTAAAGAATCAGTCTTGAGTAGTGTAGTCTATGTCCACATCTTGTGGATCATCATAATATTCTGGATCATCAGTTTGTTCATTCAATTCATCATACATTTCCTGAATTGTCATTAGTTAACTCCTCAGATTCAGTTGAGACGCATACCAGAGAAGAAAGGAATCTCACCCCCTTCCTGACTCACGAACCATTCAAACTTACGTTGAAAGACTCGCTCACCAGGCAGACCATGCTCAGAAAGAATAGCATTCAGGCGAGATTTGGTAGTGTTAGATTGCCAACCGCCATCAAACAAAGTGATGAAATTCTCACCAATCTCGGCAATCTTGTTACCATGCAGGAGCACGACAGCGATATCATCTGCCATCACAACGTTAGTGTTAGCAGAGCGAAAATCTTTGCCAGCAGTGATAGCGGCATTCATCAGACGTTCAATCTTACGCATTTGCTGAAATTTGTTTGATGTATACAGTATGGACCGGATCGGGGAGAAAGTCAAGCGGTTTGTGCCACTTGTCTGACTGTCACACGGTAGCAGGTGACAGCGAGACTTCCACACGTTTAATATTCAAACCCTGCAGCTGTTCGTTAACACGCTTGCAGATAGATTCAGTGGG